TCATCGTTTACTATCTAATTTGGTTTCTATTCGGTTTAAGGATGCCCTGAATTCCATACACTTATCTTTACAGTCTGATCGCAGCATGTAATCTTCTCTGGTATCATGCAACAAATCAGCAATCTCTTTTACTGAGGCAGTAAGTTCTTTAAGATTTGGACGGTAGACAAACGCAGCAATCCCCCATACCGCGCCGACAATTCCAACAATATAAGAGATCGATTCAAGCATTAAGCGCGTTCCTCCGTTTTAATTTTTAATATAACGCGCTTATTCGTAAATGCAAATAATTTTATAAAATTATCATGGGAAACCTTATAGGTTTCCCATTTATTTATTATTCTACGGAAGGTGTAGAATTGGAAATTTGACTATTATCTGTTGTATTCTTGAGCAAATCAACTCGATACTGCCAATAGAGTTTCATGGCTTCGATATAGGAGGCTGCGGCTTCCGGGGAATTTTCGGAAAGGTCAACAAGATATCCTGTAATTTGCGGCCCAACTTCACGATTAATTCGTTTCACTCCTTTAATGTTTCCGGTACTGGTATCAACGGAAACACCGTTGTCTGCGTCAATCTCAATACTCCAACTGGCATTTTCCCGACTGACATCAATAACATTCAACCCATCAGTATAGCTGGCATTTGCCGTTGCGTTCTGCGGGTCTAGTCCAAGATTAACACGAGTTCCAAGTGTAAATGCACCAGTGTTGTGACTGCAACCACTAAGCGCTAGTGCAATTCCAATTGTAAATGCAAGAATTGCAACAACTTCAACGATTCGTTTTGTTTTCATTCTGTCCTTGTCCCTTGTCCACGTAAATATCATTAATCTTTCTTTCGATCTCGATGTACCTGAAATAATTTCCGGCAGAGTTGTCGACCTTACCATCAACACATTTATCAGCTAAAAATGCTTCATCTCCTTTCTTAAGAAGAATTTCATAATAAGTTTTTGCTCTGCGCTTGCGGAACCATTTCAGAATTCCACCTTTATCTTCGATCTGCTTAAGCATATTGTTGTAAAAGCGTGTATCTGCCAAATACTTACGGCGAATTGCAGATTCTTCAGAATTGAAGTGAGTTGGAATAGTATAATCAAAATCATGAATATTTGAAGATGGAGTAATATCCAACCCCCAAATTGTATTCGGAGTGAGATGATATGTCCATGAAGTAGGGGAACCTACGCCATTACAGATCAACTCCGCATCTTTTTCCATTCCAGACAGCGCAAGAAATGGAAAAGTCGGACTATACTCCAGCCCCAATCGGTCAGCGATAACAATTGTTTCTTGAATACTTTTCATTTATTCTACGAGCTCCCATTGCCAAACACCTGCATCTCCGGGATACCATACACAGGCATTCATATCGGATTTTGCAAGGTACAGCTTTCCATTATATGTGTAGTACAGACCGATTTTGACATCCATTGCGTAGTAAAAAGTTTTAGGATCATCTTTAGTTCCTGATGCAGGATCAATTGGCCGATATACAGCCGCCATGCCAGTTGCTCCGGGATACTGATGCTCAAGCGATTTGTCAATTTTAACCATAACACGATACGAGATACCGTTATAGTTTACGATTTCACCGACACCATACGGTGTATCAGGCTGCCATTCAGGGCAAATAGGAGAGACGGCATATGCTGTGGCATCATCCTCTATAGGAATATTTTTAGAGGCTACTTGAATAAGAATTTTATCACATTCAGCTTTTGCAATCTCTTCAGGCGGAGTGACTGGTTCAGGGATATCCCGCTCAACCACTCTTCCATCTTTGACTACCCCATTTTCAATATAACCATCAATGATATCAAGATACGCAATCGGATGTGTTCCATTATATGCATGGTATCCATTATTGACATACCACTCACTTCCCATAGCGTATCCCATATATTCATCCAATTCATACACAGGGAGAATAACGCCCTCTACAGATTCAGTATCTTCATTAATGACACATTTTCTAATGTAACGCATAATTTCCTCATTTTGTAATAACAATACACCAGTTAACTTAAAAATGCAAACGGTGTATTGTATATTTTAAGCAATTATACAACAGGGAACGGCCCATATCGTTGTGCCTTTAGCTCTCGTGTAAAACGCGCTACCACTAGCATCGATCACCCTTACGTTACTGGATTCCTCCACTAATGGGCTACGCATCCACCATATTACAGCAGTATTATTATTATGATTATATTTTACTTTTGCCGAAGCTGAAGCACCTACATATTTTGTCATTTGAGTTCCTTCACTTACATTATTTAAATTACCAGACAATTCAGTATAGCTTGGCAGCCAAAAGTAATCTTCTGTAATCTCTTCTCCATAATTATCAATAAAGTTTAGTGCTGTTGTAACTTTTGCTCTTGCAACAATTTCAATAAACCCCTGCGGTAAGTCGTACATGAATCCATCAAGAGTAGCTGCATAATCCGGCGCTGCATCAGTATCGGATGCAGGGGTAAACCAACTTCCTGCTTCTTTATTACTGTTAAGCCACTGTCTAATATTAGAGGTACTCCACTTACTATTTCCGTTTGAAAATCCATCCTCGGGAGCATCAAACTGTAAGTTTTGGACTGCTTTAACCGCTACCAGTGTCATTGTGTGTGTGAGTGAACTATCTGCCGCTTGAACTTGGTCAAACCCGACAGCTTCCCATGTGATTGTCCATCTTGGGGTAACTGTTTCAAATGTATACCCAATACCAAATTCAGTAGCGGCATTTCCATCTCTCACTGTCTGCTGAATTGTTTCATATACAGAGGCTAGTCTGCGGAGTTGAAGTATATTCTGATCGATTACCTCAAGCTCCCATTTACCAGCAGTATATAAATTATCTCCTGACTTTGTGGCAGAAACCCCATCAATGACTTTGGAAGCTGTATCAAATCCGGTAAGAAATTCCTTACTTCCCCTGACAACGTTATACACATAGCCTGATTTTGCACTTGCAGGAGGATTAAATTCCCATACGGAAGCACTTTGTGACGCAGGGTCTTGATCTCCTGTGATTACAATATCATTGTAATTTGTAAATACGTATTTGTCAATTGCTTTGAATACACAATTAAAATCATGAGAAATAAATGTGTCAAATTCAAGTACGGATGTAGGGTGGTCTGCGTCAGGAGACTGTACCCCACCGTATATTCTAAATTCGCCACCTTCATTTTTAGATATGAGATTCTGACCCTTTCCGGTAATTACACACTTAACTTCTCCAGTGACTACCATGCCGCTAGTCCACATATTGTTGTTAAAGTATTGCACACCGTTACAGTAAGTGACAGAATCAGACACATCAATTCTGCATGTAATATTATTTATATTCATAGAGCGGGTAACACCGCTCGTAGCTGCAACTGTAGAACACAGCCATATAACATTACCTATATTCGTATTTTTAATGTTAATAACTGCGTTATCAAGTGTGTAATTTCCATTTACAAGTCTAGGGAGGCATATAATCTCGTTGATATTCACATTAGCAATACTAACAAGCAAATTGTCAATTTGAATTTTACGATCAACGTTATTATTGCTTACACCTTGAATACCACCAATATATATCTGATGATTAGCAGTAAGTGTTTCCCCTACATTATACCCGTAAATATCCACAGCGTAGTTTTTATAGTGCAGTGTAGTGCCACCGTAATTGTTAGGGCCAAGATATAAACCTTTTACACTTTTGCAGTTTTTAATATTGAAATAGGCGCTATTAATCGTTCCTGTATGTTGTACACTGCTATATGTGCCAATATAATATGAATCTGTCGATTCACAGTCTTCGAAACTTGCAATTTCATAATCTACAGTAAAATCGCCGCTAATGGCACTTCTTGTGGCAAACACAGATGTCCAGCCTGATTTTACGTTAGAGGCTTTTAGCATAATTGCTTTTGTATATAACTGGTCATCACTGTAAGAACACATACGTAAAGTAGTACATGCAACATTAGACAGAGAACCTGACCTGTCTGTCCAAATAGCGGTATTATTTAAAATAGTTCTATCTGCTCCAAGACCTATAAGCTTTTGTCCGGGGCGGGTACGCATAGAAGTACCGCTTTTTAAATTATATGTTCCTTCATCAAGATAAATGAATGCATTATCTCTGCACCTGTACATGATTTGCTCTGCCAAATATTCATGCCATTTGAGGGTTATGCAGGAGTACATACCGGAAAGCGCTTTGATTTCTTCATCAGAAAAAACAGTGTCGTACAGCCTGAGGCTATAGATTTTACCATAATAGGTAGCCACATTAGATGGAAGTGCAGGCCATAAGCCGTAAGCAGCCCCATAAGAGTTTCCGGTAGGGTATGCATTAATTACACTAGAAGCTACTTGAGCTCCATCAAGATATACTTTTAACTGCGTAGATGTACCACTAGTGAGGTCAACCACCCCACACAGTGTGTGCCTTCCAATCAGTTTAGACGGAAGAGTAACGGAAGCAGTCGTCCTTGTATTGTTAGCTTCGTGGGCCATCTGTATCATGTAACTTGCACCGTTCTGATAGTAGGTAAGAGCACAAATCGGTATATGTGAACTATCATATGCAGCAGAACCCTGTCCAACGAGAGTTTGGTATGCCGAACCTGTTTCTATATTATCAAAATCAGTAGCCTCGAAGTCAACAAATACGGTATAACTGGAGACTACCCCTCTTAAATCCAGTGGAGTAGTAACTTCAGCAGGAAGAGCAGTATGCGTTTCAGCATACGTAGTATGCCATACGGTTTTATTTTCAGTCACATCCTGCCAGTAAGCATACCCTACATACCCATTAAAGTAAGAATAAGGGTCTGTTGAATATACAGGGTTTATGGTTGTACCGGAAGAATTTGAGGCTACAATTGTACCATCAACCATAGCTTGAACAGATGTTCCGGTTCTTGATATGATAACCTCATGTTCCCCAATAGAACTTATAGAGCTTACTGGTATTTCTACAGAAACGTTTGTGAATTTAAGATAGCTATAATTAGAACTTACTACACCATTTGAAACACCAAACGCAATATTTACACTACCATTTTGGGAATTATGGTCAAATACAGAATTTACTCCAGCATATAAGCCATTGATTCGATACTTTATTGCAAAAATACAATCATGTTCACCGATAGATGCAATCGAATCTACTTCTGTAGACCAATAATATCTACTTGAAAATAGTCTATATCCAGTCATTCCGGAAAACACTCCAAAATCTGAGCGCACATAGCTTTTTGACAGCATCCCACTACGCTCTCCCGGAGACGGAAATTTATAAGTCTCATACATTGTGAGACCTTTATACCCATATTTATATTCCCGATACTCTACGCTGTTAAGCACCCCAAAGAATTGACTGAAAAATGAATCTCCCATATCCGTATACAGCATAAGATCATCTGCGGGCACGGTACGAGAATCATTGCCGATGCCTTTACCATCTGCGTAAACGTATGTAAATAACGTAGTGCCATATCTTTGAACGCTAACAGTACAGTCTTTGAATACAGGAGTTGCCACTTCACACAGGATAACACGTGTATCTGTAGATTTACCAGACTGATACATAATTCGCAGTTTATCACCAATATAGATAATCCACCATCCTTTTCCTTGATTAGTTGGACAAAGTAGGTACTGTGTACTGGCAATAATGCCTGTGAAGTCTGCATTAAAACGACAAACAAGCATCCAACCGCTTGTGGATTCTGAAAATTTATCGTATAACTCACTATGCGTAATACGATTACATACACTTACAGCAGAAGAAACCCATACAAGTGAATTTGCAGCATCATACCACTTGAGACTATAATTTTTACCAATTTCCGTTTTACCTGTAAGACTGGAGATTGTAGCAAATGAAACCGTATGGGTAGTTGCAGTTTCATTATGTGTAATTGTAAGATTTCCTGCGCCATCATACTCAAATGTAAAAGCATGATGCCCATTAACACCAGTAATGGTTGTAAGGGAATTATATGTCAATGTACCATCAGTATCTTGTATAGAGTATACGATGATACAGTCATCTGATTCTATTTTGGTTGTTTGAATTAAAATAGGAAAATTATACTCATCACCAAAAATATTATAATAACCATCAATATAATCATCAATATCACACGAAATTTCAAATTTAAATCCGCTAGCATAGTTAGCAGCATGTGCGCTTAAATTCCAAGTAGTCGGAGTATCTTTAAAGTTTTTGCGTAAATCATAAGTTTTATATTCAGGAGAAGGACTTGGAATTGCACGAATATCGTCAGGATTAATTTCCCAAACTACATCGCCAGTTGTTAAATCAGTGAGTTTTGCACTGTAAATGATCCCACTGTTACACTGCGGAATACTGACAGCAGGGGATTCGGTACGAGATAAACCTTCTGTAATGTGAGCAACTACTTGTCCGTTGAAGTAAGCCTTAAATGTATTTCCTACGATATCTAACTGACTTGTATGATAACCGTAAGGAGATGTAAGTGTTAAGTTTGCTCCAACATAACTAGTTGTAGTGCTGGCAGGATCGTACAATAGATTTGTATATACACGGATGCTATTGTTGTTATGGAAGTACAAACCTGCCGGGAGCCCATTAGCACTAGCATAAAATATACTAGCTTCTGTCCTGCTTCTAGATACGTCGTATTCAATAAAGAAACTGTAATCATGAGTAGGATCAAATGCAGAATCTACAGCAGATTGGTAGTCGCTGAACGCTTTGGCATTAGAAATAAGAGAAAAATCTTTGTATTTATACTCCGTACTCATGTCTCTATACATGGCATTGCACAGCACGTTTCTTGTATCCATATCAGTAACTTTGATACACTTCAAGTTGCCATCAAACTTTGACATTGCCACATTGTTAGGAGGAGCACCAAGTGACGACCATATGTATTCTGATACAATTTCAGTATCATTATTGAATTTTATAATTGTTTTATCTGTAAAACGTTTTACTTTTATATTAAAATCGAATGGAAATTTGTCTACAGAATAAGTAAAATCATAAAGACTACCGGCTTGACGGTATACTCTAAATACAAGAGTGTTTGTATTTCTGATAAATACTCCACATGGGGCATATGGTATGTTTGTCCATATGCCATCCCATACACTAAACACAGAATTTATAACACCACTGATATCAAATTCAATCTGTTTATCAGCGTGCAAGGCGCTATCAACTACAGAACTGATACTATCCCATGTAATAGGATTTTTCAGGTAATTCCTAGGGAAACGCCACGGGGCAGCGCAGGAAACGCCATTTTGTGCGGGATGCAGGGCTAAAATACAATGAGGATCGGCAGCCTGTTCAAAAAATACGTTATCCATTATTTATAATCAATCCCATGTTAGAAATAACAAACCCAACACCACTCAAAGTATCATCCGAACTGAGCATATCCCGCTTAAGCGTCAAATACCCATTCAGCTTCCAGCTATGATTTAATATGGTATTTTGCTCATGTGCTGCTACGTTAATCACTGTGCGGGCAACTTCATCACCGTCAACAATTTGAACGATTACTGCATTTCCAGTTACGGAGGCATTCGCGCTTCTGTACCACAAACGAATACCTGTAACATTTCTTACAGGGTCAAAAAGCGTAAATTCCGGATTACTTTCTTCAAGGGACACACAACCATCACCATCAAGATATGCACCTTTCGGATTCGGTATGTAGGTTTCGGCCATAGCACCATGCGGCTTAAGCGTATATGAGCCAACAGGCCATCCGCCTGAATACGTAATGACATATGTATTATTTGTCCACTTACGTACTACGCTGTCTTTATTTGTGATGTTTTCACCACTCGAATTAATAATATCAAATTCAGGTTCCCCGGAAATGCCATTCAACATCGCTTTAGTAATTGTTACTTCTGTAGTACCCGAACTGCTTACACTGAAAGAATATTCTTTTACATTACTGATGATTGCACCAGCCTCACCAGCAGGGCCCTGAGGAAGCACAAGATTAAGCACCTGATTCGGGGCTGTACCCGTAATTGTAGCTGAAGCAGACCCTCCGCTTGTAACCGTACCAATCGATAAAGAATTTGATGGGCCAGTTAATCCCATATCTCCTTGAGCACCGTCACTGCCGTTATCTCCGGGATCGCCTTTCTCCCCCTTAATGTTTACAGGTTCAGGATTAGGAAGACCTCCATTATTTTCCCAAGAAAGAACACCAGTGCTATCCACAGAAGGGATATATGTAAATCCTCGTGCTACCTTATACCCCGAACTCCAATCAGCTCCGATATTGGAAATCCTTTCACGGTAGTAATTATCATGCTCTTCAGATTGTGAATCAAACCATGTTACATTGTCTTCACTCCACTGACGTTCAAGCGGATTTCTAAAATACGCATTGATAAAAGAAATAGCCTCTGTACCGGAAGGTGGAATAACTTGTGCAGAACTCCAATCTCGAATTGTATTTTTAGCGATAAACGGTATCCATGCGATTGTTGAAGGATTTGACAATCCTTGCATGTACTGCTTAACGTTAATATATACTCCTGAATTGATGCTCACTTTGTCTTTTGTGACTTCTGCGAACTTAACTGTATCGGAGTTGATCCGGATAGAGAGCTGTCCTTTAGCATAGTCTGCTGTGCCGTTATCGATCCAGTCACCTTCAATATTAAACATATTGGATGTGGGATCAGCTTCATCGAAAGGAATGACAGATTGCAATGATTTAGCCATTAAACTGTCATCATCTTTAAAATTATCATCTGCAACAAACACAAATGACGTATCTGTATCAAAAGATACAGGGGTAAACGTTACTGCTCCAGCCTCGTCAGTTTGTCTCTCTCCGAATTGAATACAGAGAATCTGCCACTGTCCGCGCTCGATATTGATATAGTCAGAGGATTTTGTCACAAAAGCCCCGTCTGCATATACCTGAGCGCGTGTATTTATGTCAATGTATGTAAGGGTCTTCTGCATAATCACCTCGTTTTAGCATAATATACTCTGATACTTTCAAATTTCAATCACTAAACAAAGGATATATCTACAATATCAGAATTGTAGTCTTTTCCTGTAAACGTAAGTAAACTACCGTCATATGACGGGTCATCTACACTTCCGTGCCCAAATGTTCCGGCTTGCGCTGTCCAGTTCATCCATGTAAATGCAGCACTACCGTCTCCACCTCTACTTACTACATTATTCCAGCTAGCGCGGCCATCTCTACCATGAACGACGTAACCAAACGCGCTGCCGTAGATACCGCCACTTGGGTAGCCGCAAGTCACGCCTCCCGGTTTTTGTACTGTAACTGAAAGCCCATAATCTTGGGTAGCACTAAGCTCTGTCGCATATTTAGACGCTGACACACTAAGCCAGTTACTTCCCGATATGCACCCACCTTTCTGATAGGCATAAGACACTGCACCATCATCATCTACATACTTATCTTGTCTTACCCCATCAGGTAATTGATCGATATTTTCTTGTGTAATTGCAGCATCAACATTGCTTGCCTGCGTAATCGTAATGCTAAATTTAGGCACATACAACTCAAAAGCGGAAGTGCGTATACGAGCGAGCGGTGTGTATTTACACGTATTATGTATACCTATGGTAGTAGCGAACGCAGCATCTAAATACACGTTTGCTATGCACCCATGCAACTCACCGCCTTGTCCATTATGCTGTATATTTAATTGTATATGACTATTTTTTATACGACCCCCGGTAAACGTAAGGGAGCTGTACATACTGCCGCTGTCGCCTGCGGCGTCGATGGTAGTTCCGTTATCATATGTGTAGGTGTGCTCCCCGCCTTCCCCACCGGCACATTGCGCCAAGTCCTGCAACAGTGTGAATGTGCACTTGTTTATGTTGCCGTATGCTTCAATCTCTAAATGAGCGTCGCAACGCCCACCATTCCCTCCCCATTCCCCGTGATTTCCACCTACTACTGCGCCTTTTCCCCCACTCCCACCGTGTTGTGTGGGTACCATGTTTACTATAAATGTACACCCAAAAGCTTTTGATTTAAACTCTGTAGTGCCACTAGGTATAATTACAATTGAATACTCAGAGGATGCCTGTCCTCCGTTCCCAGCTGCGTAACCGTCACCCCCCTTGCCCCCACTGCCCCCACTGCCAACAGTTATAGTATATAAACAATTGTATAGTGCGCAAGCGCCGCCGGATTTCATTATATGTATTTGGCCGCCATTCCCGCCGGAGCCGCCGCGCCCTCCTACACTCTCGGTGGCAGTATACGCAGTTGCTCCTTTACCACCGTGGCCCCCATTACCACAAGTAAAGTCGAACGTGCACTCATAAAAATAGGCACAATCTCCGTATACTAATGATACTTCATTACTATACATAACAGCGTCATCGGATTCTGTTTCCCCTAAGTATATACCTCTAGTACGCGAATCCCCCCCGTTACCTCCCCGTGTACCTGATGTACCACTTTCATTGGCCACACCATCTGTGCCATTTACACCATCAGGCTGAATCACTGTAAAGCTGCAAGAATGGAACACCAAGCCACTAACTGAGATGCAGGAAAGAAAGTTGTCGTTGTACGTAGCGCATAAAAACGCGCTATCCAGTCGTAAATCGTAGTAAAAAGTACAATCATGTATAACTAAGTAACCGCCATAGCTAAGCACGCCATTCCGAGCACCGAGCGAGGTGGCGTATATAGGATAGGTGACTTCACCTCGCACATACGCATGTACTACCTGCCTTTGACTTGCACATGTGTAATAGAGTAATGGATCATTTAAGAGATCATTCAAGTTGGCATAAGCAGTTTCCCAAGATAAACCATCACCGCTTTTAGTTTTTTCATGATCCACGTATACTTTATAGCCGATACAGTTAACTGTGCCTATTTCTTCAATACCGGATAATCCAGCTCTTGGAAATCCCTTAGCTAGAGAAAGTGCATACCCACTCGCACCCGTAGTGTAAGATACTAAGGGTGATAAGTAACCGGCCGTAAGCTTGCGACGAGGCACAAGAGCGCCCCCATACCTACACGCCGCTAACGACCCACGCTTTGTCATGTTTACAAGCATACTTAACTCTCTATGAATGATGCGTCAAACAACACACTTTGAATGGTATCAACTGTTGTACTTATCCATTTCACGTCTATAACACCCGAGGCATTACCAGTGATTGGCATCACGGCATCGTATGAATTCTGTAAGTCATCATACGAACTAGATATAACCAAAGATGATGATTCAATTTGAATGTAGCTGCCCGACCACCCAGGTCTTGGGGCATGCTGCGGCGCTTTCCAACCTACATATGCAGGGAAGTACCCCGAATCATTACTAAAAAAGACAGCTGAACTAGAAGCTACACCTCCTATTTGTCCATTAACAGTATATTCACCAGAACTTACGGTTATGGAGCCTTTAGGGTTAATCAAGTAAGCATACGTGTACGCAACACCATCGCTGGATACGGCTGGCTGTGCCGGAAGGGTACACCACGGCCCGATGTACGTAGGGCCGATATCAACAGGGGTGTTTTGCTTTAGAAGCTGTGTAGCTTTGAGTGTTTTTGTACTCTCATCCCACGTGTAATACCCTATCTGGATTACACTCCCATTAACGCCTCTGACATAGGATGTACTATTCTCCAAAACGTATACGGCAGGAGTTTTTGTAACATCCATCACCAAAAACACGTAACGAGTTCCTGTGGTTTTTGACAGTGTATATGATGACACGTAGAACAGATCACCATTACCGAATCGGCACCTGCCGGAAGTTCCCGATTTCGGATCATTCGCGTCAACAACTACAACAAACGGAACATTCGACTTTGTGCCATCTTCATTTTCAACTTCACGGATTTCAGTTGTAATCGTAAACTGATACTTCTCTCCTGCCGCGGCAGCTCTAGGGGTTTCCGTTTGCGGCAGAGAAGAAGCAATGCCATTTGACGACGCAGGTTTCGGTTTTACATAAGCCTGAATCCCGGTTGAAGTTCTACGCCACGTGACATCTGTTGAATCGACAGGTTGCAGAGCCACAAGCTCTTTGTAGATCATGCCCAAAACATGACCTAATCCTTGTGTGTAGGTAGTTGGTCTAAACCATTTAAGTTCCATATTTAGTCCTCAACATACGAATTATCGTACTTAGGATTCCAGTACAGCATAGTGAGCGCCTGAATAGTACACGTGACGTTTGTCCACGTTTCATTATAGCGGTCTACCGTCTCGTTAAGGCTGATATTCGTACCCTTATAGCTTGTAAATTTACTCGATTTGACATACTTTATCGCATTTTTATAGTATGTGGAAAATGAACGTCTAAGTATAGTACGTGCATTTCCTCGATAATACAAGCTCACACTGCACTCAAACATTGGAATTTTTTTGTCGATGTAACTTTTATCCCAAAACCGATCTCTGCCATCCCATTGCGGATAATTTGTTTTATGAGACCTTTCAAGTACAATAGGAGATACTTCCAAGCACTTCCACGGCATGAAATAGATATTTCGAATACTGTTTCCATCCTGTGGCCAATCTTCTTTAGTAGTCCATGACGGCTGCGCGTACACGTAGCCTGACATCACCAAGTCAGTAATATCACCTTCCTTAATCGAATCGTACTTATTTTTAGGAATCCTACCAGTTACAATTGCTCCGCTATCATCCGTGTACTGACCTATGGGATAAATAATCGTATCATATCCGATCTTTTTATTACCCTTAATGGCCGCTATAATTGCACTCTCTGTCCATCCTTGAACGGCATTGCTTGTCTCAGATGACATATTGATAAATGTCTGAATACTCTGCTGATAGGTAAAAGTGGTTGTAGGCGGAAAGTTAATAATATAGTAGTCTACACCGGAAGCACCCATAGCCCACCCGCACCACAGGGGTTCAATGACGATTTCGGTACTGCTCATTGAGATACCGATTTGATCTTCAAGTTCCTGCTGATCCGGGTAGTCGTCAGTGACGATGTTCAATTCATGCTCACCGTGAGCAACTGTATTTACGGAAACTTCGCTGACGGTACTGCCGGGAAGTCCCAATTCAAGTGCTTCCTGCCCGACAAGGCCGTCAAATGAATCTTTCAGTTCTTCCGTACTCTGATAGATGATCGTACTTGTAGTATTGATCTCTTTTCCATCTTTGTACGTCCGCTTATCTGTACGCACATGCCGCAGTGAGACGTGACGGGCTTCAAACGTGATATTATACCCGAGAACACCCTCTGCCGACACGTTGATATTATTGATAATAAATCCGGAGTTCGCAGGGAGACCGATATACTCGGAAGCGTCAGAACCGATCTCAGGCTTAACCCATGACTCATAGGCCGAGTTTGAGTACCGCCATATGGCAGTGCGTGTTCTCTGACCAAAAGCATCAACAGTCTCGGCAGGATTTCCGATCATCATCTTAGCCATATCTTTAGCTGTAAATGTAATCAGATATCTTGTCTTTGTCTGAGACTGATAACTGGAATTCTCCATCAGAAAAGACGATCCGGCCCACGTTACGGTAGTACCGCTTTCGATCAGATATTTATCGATCTCAAGTGGGGAATCACTTTTGATGTCGATCTGATAAGAAATCGATTTTGTAATCTCATTATTATTTGTGACTTCAACCGATACGTTCCCGACTTGACGCATGACGGAAAGATTCTGCGCATTAGTGAATGTCACCTCGTAATGAGTTCTGCCGTCAACGCACACAATGTCGATTGACTGGCAGATGAACGCATCATCTTCTTCAAATTCAAACGCTTCTCTTCCATCATTCTGCTGGATCGGCCGTTTGTACGGGTCTCCGATATTGCCTGCCCACGCTTCAACTTCATTCTGAAACGCCAGCCATTTGGCAAAAACATTGTCGCTTTCATCATCAATCAACATCCAAGTAGTTGTGATTGACATGAAACCTTCTTGGTCAATATTTATAGCGGGAGACCCTTTTAAGCTTACAAGCATCTTATTGCCCCTTAACTACAATCGTGTTGTTTGTTTTCATAAAGTTATAAATATCAAGAACTGTCTTCCCGGTAGATGCCTGTGCGTATTCCTGAGACCTGACATAAGCATCAAGAGTGCGGGCCACCGCAGTCTGCGCCGATTGAGCATTCTTATAGTTTGGGATGCCTCTGGTTTCCACGGACGGCGGCTGCGCAAGTGCAAATGAGGCTCGCGGCCCCATCAGGCGTGTCATAAGGTTCAGGCTATGGTAAAGTGCGTCTTGCGTTAACCGGCCCTTAGCGTCCTTGTTAGAGGCAAATTGCTGTATCTGGTTCAGCATGGCATTTTGCACCTCACGCTGCGCGGCCCCAAAATTCCTAGTTGCAAGGGCGGCATCAATTTGAGCATTCTTTAAATTCTCTGTCGCTTGTTGCAGCCGGGAAAACGATTCAGCAGTCGGAGATTCTCGATATTGCTGTTCAAATTGTGTAACTTCCCGGTTCGCGCGTGAAACCCGTCCGCTGTATACTTGCCGGACACCGGCCTCGTATGCCGATCCCGAAATCAATCCGGCATTCTGTTCTTTTTCAAGCTGTTGAAGTCGATATTCTTCCGCCTCATTGATAGCATTAAAATACTTTTCAGACGCAGTATTGCGCTGCTTTACGAGCTCTCGAAGCTGTCGCTGCAAGATGGAAGCTTGCGATCCTCGCACCCCTTTTGACAACTGTTCTTCAATGTAATTGATTTCGTTTTGCAATCCATCAAGGACAGTTTTCTGCATATTTTGCCGAGCAGTCAGCAGCGTGTAAGATACCCGGGCAGTATCAAGCCCTGTACGATAGAACTGCTGTTCCGCGTATGCTGTGATATCTTCAATGACAGATTCAATATACGCAGAAGATGCTTTTTGAACTTTCTCACGGACGGCAGCTAATTTCTTGCCTTCGTTATCAATTATATCAACAATTTTATCCCGTGCGCCAGCTTCCAAGCGGTCTTTAACCTTGTCGTAGGCGGTAACGATGGCAGACAGAAATTCTTCGTGTCTTGTCATCATTTCAGATTCGTATTCAAGTCTTGAAGTCAGGTCTTCAACCCTGTTTACGTCCCGATTCTGCAACAAGTAGCGGGCACGGGATTCTCCCGCGTACTCTTTATTGAGGTTGTGGGCTTTCTCCAAATCTTCGATGTAAAAATTAAGATTCACGCCGATAAGATTAGACAGGGCGTTTGCCACTTTACGTTGCGCCTCCCTGAATCTCTGAGTACGCACAGCTTCCGTTTCAGTCGATTCCACTTTTTGTATTTGGGAATTCAACGAAGAAATCACGTTAAACAGGATATTTGTTTGGATGTCGCTAAGACCTTTAGCAATGTCCGTATCGCGCAAAGCGGCAACATCCTGTACATTCAGAAGTTTATTAAGTTCTGCATAATCACCGGAACGTGTAGCGTCTGCCAGCATCCGTTTAATGGTATCTATTTGAGACGAAACGCCCCCTGCCTCTACAAATCTATTAACAGCAGAAAGATGCCCAGCTGTTAATTGAGGATAATCACTGAATTCTTTCTGCGTTTCCGGTGTGAGGCTGTAAAACCTTGAATAAGGACTACTGCGCTTCTGTGCCAGAGATACGTCATAAGCCGAAGCAAGTCTGTCGATAGCGGAGTAAAAAGCGGTACTGCGAGCCCCTACAATCGCATTATCATCAAATGTTTCCCGCTGGAACCTAGCCAAGCCTTCTAAGGAATCCTGATAACCTTTCTGCGCGTTTTCAATAGATTGGGTACGCACGGTTTTACGATCGAGTTCCTCGCCGTAAGCTTTATTCAATCTTGAAATTGTTTCCTGCAATTGCTCTTTCGTTTTTGCAATCGCTATTTCTGCTTTGAGATTTTCAGCTTCATAGCTTGTAATCTCATTAGCCATTTTCAAGCTATCAACTCGAGTATTTGCCTGTCTGCGCAGCGCGGCTACATTATGCTGCTCATTCTCTGTTTCCTGTTTATCGGTATCAATTCCGTAAAACGCATTAACAATGCTTTTAATGAAACCCGAATCCGCAAAATTGAATCTTTCTGCTATCGCTTTTCCGATATTGTACCCGATGTCTGCGACAGACCACGCGGCAATAGCAGAAAAGATGCTGTTTCCGATTTTAGACAGCAGACTTCCTGTACCTGTAATTTCACTCAGTGTATTGGTTACACTGAATTTTCTCCCAGCACGAGATGCCATTGAATTGGGATCACGCGGAAACCGAACACCGTATGCTTTTGCATACTGATTCAGATCACCGGAATCGAGCATAGCCTTCTGTTGATTGAGCTGCGTAAGGCGATTACGCGAAATCGCAAGTTGCTTAGTGGCGGCGTCAAGTCGATCATGTGTTGTGATGAATCTTCTTGTGTATCTGTTTTCAAGATTACGTAATCTTGTTTGCTCTCTAAGAGATGCATTCGATTCTTGCGCAAGTCTGCGTTGCATTTGCACATCAAGAAGATTATCAGAAGCTACTTGTGCCTTTTCTCCGGCAGACAACAGTCCTCTAAACGAAGAACGAACTCCACGCTTGGCAGACTGCAATTTACGATTAAGAGAATTTCTTTCAGCCTTCACCGCTGCGTCCCTGGCTGTGGCCGCAATAGCGGCATTGGCTGCTGGCGCTCCGCTTCTGGAGGCCGCCGCGGATTGCGCAGAAGAGGCGGCTCCCGTAGCCCCCGTTGCAACATTATGAATAGCCGAACGGATGTCATACAGCTCTTTTTTCAGGGCCCTGAGTGCCGTAACTACAATGTAAATGTAAGTAGCGTAGCGGCTAAGGGGCTCAGTGTCGCTGAATCCCTTCATGATAGCTTCTGCAAGCCCGTACACCGCTCGAGTTACCGGCTCGATGTCGGAACCGATCTGAATCAGCGTCTTTTCGGTTTGAGCACGGAGCCTGACCAAATCCTTATAGGCGGTATCGATTTGCTTTGTGAAGGCCACTTCCCCCGTCCCGGCCCCAAGCTCAAACTCCCTAAGGGTGGTTATGAAGTTATCGAATTGCCGCCCGGTAAGAGACAGCACAGCACGTCCGGCACGGATATTACCGAACATCTTTTCGAGGGCTTCAACGTTACCACCTACTTTATCATGCAGCTCTTGCAGCGTTGCGGTAAATCCCTTAGCTTGGAGTGCGGAAGCCCCAAGTTCGATATTCCACTTGCGGGCTTCTGCCGCTGCCTGTAAAGTAGGCTTAATCAGGCTGTTGAGCATCTGATTAAGGCCGATCATGGATTGACTTGCCGACTGGGTACGCGACAAAATAGCAATCGCCGCACCAAGCTCGTTTAACGATACGCCTGTTTCGGCGGCGTTGTTAATAACAAGACCAAGGGTACGGGCAAGCTCGTCACCGTGTGCCTTACCTTCCCGAACGGTCAGGTACAGGAAGTCAACAAGCTTTTGGGTATCTTGAATGGACAAGTCATACGCATTGGTGAGCGTAGTCATGACGTTGCCGGTGTTCTCGATATCAGCTCGGATAGTAGTTGCCGCTTTACCGACAGCTTTCACGTAGTTAGCGATGTCATCAGTTGTGCCACGCACACCAGAGGAAATCGTTTCGTAAAAAGTGGATGCCGTGTTTGACGGTCTGCCGAACACGTTGTCAAGTTGCAGCAGCGACTTTTCTATCTTTTTGATCTGCAATTCTGTGATTGCAGAAATATCAGCGATAATTTGATTAAACTCATTCGCCGCTGCTGTAGCCGCATAAAAAGTACCTGCCACGCCGCCAGCACCAAGCCAGCGACGGGCAGATTGGTATATAGACGAAAGGCTGCTTTCTACACTGTCAGAAGTGCTATCAAACGCGGTATTGAACGGCGAAACATCCGCGCTTACACGTGCCAACAAATCAAATACAGTCGTAGCCATTTACCTTCCCTCAATCTTTTATTTTTGCTTGCCGTTCAGCCTCCCGTTTAGCCTCCTCAGTGACAACAGACTTCAACAAGTCTTTGTCCTCCCTAATTTTAGATTTTTGAACGTCTACAAGTCCGTCAAGAACAGATTTATCATAACCTGCCGCCCGCCCGGTATACGCTGTTAAGCTGTCTAGGGCATCAGCTTTCTCAGACAACTGAAAGAGTTTGATTACGTGACAAAACGGTGTGTCAAGAAGAGCTTTTAAGGTGTAACCTTTAAAAACCCGCATTATGTTCATCAATACGTACTCAAATTCTAATCTGTCGGGGAGGGCGCTTTCGTAGGGTTTTGCTTTTTACCCGCTTCTCCTCCATCTTCTTTCTCTTCATTCAGCGCGGCGGCTCCCCACAGCATCAATTGAAGAACTTGAATGGTGAGTGCATCTTCACCTTTCTTCAAGAGTTCGATAATCGGAGTTCCTGAGACGTATGTGCCAATGAACTCGTGGATTTCATCCGTGAGTTCATGGCTTTTCTTCACAAGTTCGCCGATCTTTCTATGTGTATCTTCAATGGCGAGCATAGCTTTTTCGATCTGATCAAGCGTAAACTGTTCTTTCAGTTCCTCCGCTCTTTCAGGATGCTCTTCAAGCTCTTTCTTAGCCTCTTCACAGGCTGCTGCCCGCTGCGTAAGTCGCACTTGAAGAATCGCATGCTGTGTGCGGAGCGACGAATGCCGAGAAAGAAACGTTTGTGCCATAGCCGCATCACGGGCAGTAATCAACGGGAGATCATACATTGTCCCGTCAGGGAACGGGATTTGCACCTGTTCCCTGTATGCTTCCATGTTTTCAAACGAGATGCCGGAAATTTTAGGCATGATAAATCCTTATTTTTGATTACGCCTTACTGGAAACCATAAGATATGCACCCGCACTGTCAACATACGCCTTGAAGTTCAACGAAAGACCTTGAGGCGTAGTCTTCATGAACGAAATCCCATCGTCCATAAGCGGAGTAGCTTTCGGCAGTGTGTAAATTTTCGTGTCCGAAGAATCAAGCGGCACGAGCTTCAGTTCCGAAGCAATCGACTTCATGTCGATTCCGATGGGATCACTAAAGGTGCCATTAACTGCCCCCGGAATGAGATTGAGATTTTCCTCGTTAACTTCGCCGAGGATGCAGTCAACCGACGCTTCCATCTCTGTGATGATATCTTTAAGAGGAAGCGACGCCTGATCCGGTGTAATCGGCGTTGGCGTCATTGAGATGTTGATCTTAACGCTGTCGTTGAGTGTGTATCCAAGGCACCGACTATTGTAAAACAGTGCGGCGGGGCCCATATGGATATCGGCAGGATTTCCTTGAAAAACATCAGCCATGGTAATACCTCCGTTATTTAGCTGTAATTCTTAAATTAGCCGAAACGGTATACGCCGTTTGCGTATTTACCATTATTTTTATCGGCATTGTAATGTACTCTACTTCGGTGTAGATTGCAAGTCCGTTACCTAGTGGATCACCCTTTTTATTAAAGTTTTCAGTTATTTTCTGAACATCCGTGACACACTCAGGGCGGCCTTTTCGATTTTCGACGATCCGTGCATTGCATTTGATTAATCCGTGCTGATCGCTCTCTTGTGATTGAATGTCAGTAACGTATGCGCTGCGATTAACAAGCTGTTCAGGATTATACATTTTATCACATACAATCCCGTCATTGAAAACCGTATCACAAAGATCACAAAGGTAATCTTCAATCAATTTTACGTTACTATTCATTCATCTCACCGTCTATCTGATCCGCTGCACGTTCAAGCATAGCATTAATCGCATCTTCCGACAAGTTTTCGTTATAACTGAAAAGTCGTTTTGCAATGCCCTTTGCGAGATTGTTACTCTGTTCGATGTCATACCAGGCACGGGTAAGGAATCGGCTCCCGACACGTTCACCAACAGCGGCCTCTTTCCTGCGTTTGCGCTTTAATCCATCCTTTGTTTCACCAATGAAGTCATCATAGTAATCATGGATATATGCAATCAATTCAGGAGAAGAAGTCGGATATCCTCCGGCAGCGGCTATCTTATCATAACTACTCTGCCAGGAATCAAGAACACCAACAATCGCAGTTATGCGCCCTCTGCCCTTGAGACTTGTAATTTCCGGTACAGATACCTTGATAGAGTGCTCGAGCGCTCCCGAATAATGCGGAGCACGTGCAATCGCCCCCCTTCCGACTTCACGTACCGTACTTTTAATTTCCGCAAGGGCGGCTTCGAGCATCTTCTTCTTGATATCGTCTGTAAAGGTATTCCAACCTCTAAAGTTGTGAGCGAATGTAAATGAATAGCCTTTTGCTTGAATGGAGAAAGACTCAGCATTGCGTATTGCTCTGCCGATAGGGGGATTATAGTCTGCCCCTCTTTCTCCAAATCTGCCTCTAGCCATTCGAACACCTTATTGTATAGCCCACAAGTTCACCGTAAATATCGGGTCTCGGGCTGACGCCGCTGACATAGTATTCTTTACCGCGCCATGTACAAACGTCACCAATCTGCGGAGTTGAATGTGATCTAGGATTGCTATCTGTATCCGATTCATAGTGAACTAGCGTACCAATGTTTGTAAAAGCGGCAGAGCCCATCATTGCGAACTCTTCCGTAGATTGACCCCTGAAAATGCCGTAACCAAAACCGATACGAACGCGGGAAATTTCCGCTTCGTCCCGGTCTTTTACGACTTCAAAGACTTCAATCTTATTTTCTTCTACAACTAAGTGATCTAGCATTACCGAATAATCCTGACATCTTGGCAGATCATACCGAGGTATTTACCCGCCGGGCTGTTTTTGATTACAGAAATGATAGCTCCACCATTATTGCCGCCGTTACCTGTACCGGAAACGTATGTTTCACGGCCAATCCCGTCAACCGTTACGGACGTTGCTCCAAAAATTCGATTATTTGTAATCTGCTTGAGTTTAGCCTTATTTGTATACATGTACACGGCCCACTCAAACACTGCCGCCTGATAGGCCGTGTAAGGCTTACTTTTGCTGATTACGTTTGAATCGATGTTTGAAGTTCGCAAAGCGGCATTGATGTCGTTTTCAGCGGTTTCAATCAAAATCGCCTTATCCTCAGCACTGATCTTATCCCACACGTCACGGTTCATAAAATTAGTGCTGAAATAGTCATCTGCCATTTCAACGGTATTAAGCATTGGGTTTCCTCTTCCTGAATGTAGGAATGTGGCGATCCAGTTCGCTGTCGTTCTGGGGATCGTACTTCCCTTTACGTTCAGCTTCCTCAAGCGCCTTTGCCTTTCGTTCCCTTTCTTCTTGTGCCTTAATATCGTCAAACGGATCGACGAAACTTTTCTGCACAAGCCAACTGGAAATTTTACGGACTTCACTCCTTCTGTAATCCGGAAGCTTGTTTGTAAACTCAACCGGAAATTCAGCTACATGAGAAGCGATAACAGGTTCAAACGCCTTTCTATCTTTAACTGCGATGTACACTTTGTAGTAGTCATGGCGTGATGGATTATAATCTTTACGATTCATCCGGTGATCCAAGTCCTCGTACAAAATGCTAAAGCAACTAGCATAGAATTGCGCCTGAGGAAATTCCGTAGGGCTGGCCAGTAAAACAATCCTGCGATCAAACATTATGCACTCCAAAATAGGGGCCTTTCGGCCCCTATCGGTTCACGATTAGGAAACAATACGAACGTTTGTAACCTGCGAAACCTCATCAAGAGCGGCCTTCGACTTGATGAGAACACCAGCCGTAAGCTTTTCGGTATTGACCCACATCTCCCAATTCGACGAGTTGGAAAGTGCCGAATCCGTAGGATTGGTTCCGGCGGTGGATTTGAGCTGGTAGCCCTTGACATAATTCCACATGTCACCCTCACCTTGGAACAGGGACGAAAGGTTTTCGTTACCGACTTGGGTCTGCATGGCAAACTGTGTATTGCCATTATCCCGAAGCGTGACCGCGTTGTCCGTAAGGAACAGCGTTTTGTACTTGGTAGCGCCGCTGTCCTGATAGGTGAGCTCGGGGTTATCCGTAACGATAACCGGCTTATTCATGGTGGCCGGAGTGCCGCCATACATCATGAGACCCTCGCCAAGCGTAAACTTGGTATTGAGAACCTGATCCTTGAACAGGGTGAAGAAGACCGCCGAGTGCATAATCAGAGCCCGGAGACGGCTGGCAGCGTCACCGAACCGCGCCATCGCGTCAATTTCGGTGGCCATGCTGAAATTCTGCGAACTGGCATCAACGACACAGTTTGTGCGGCTACCGATGGCAGCGGCACAGATGGTGATTGCCTGTTTGACGGTGAATTCCACTTTCTTTTCGGCCAGCTTGCGGCCAACCATGAACATGACTTCATCATTTGTCATGTTGTCGGAAGTCTTGAAAGCCGTCCACTGCCACGCAACGGGCTTGAACTTCCAGAAGGTCTTGAACGCGGTATGCTCGGCGCGTTCGATCTTTTCAGCAGTCTGCGCGCTGTCGGTAGTGATGTCGCGGCGCTCCATCGTGCCGAAATCACGGAAAAACGCCTCATGCTTTTTCGTGCCTGTGGTGTTTTCCGATTCAAGACGGATCGTACCGCCGCTGGCGGCATTCAGAATGTTGACAGCGTAAGTGAGCTGCTCAATATAGCCTGTACGCAGATACTGATCGTACGGCAGGAGGTCAGACAGAAATGTAAGTGCCATGACTGCAATCCTTTACTGTTCGGGAGATTCGCCCTGCTCATTGCGCACCAAATTCAGGTAGGCGTCATTCCCATTTTCTTTAATGTACTTGACTTTTGTGGCAACATCCCACTGACTGACCGGAGTTTTGACTTCGGCATGGGCCGGAGGCTGATTGCCACTCCCCGAACCGCCATTGACCGGAACGAGGCACAATTCAGGTTCTTTCTCCTTGACTTCGGAAAGAAACCCTTTGAGCTTTTCGGGATCATTCACATCAACCCCTTCTTTCTGTGCTTTCCACACAAGGTAGTCAGGATTCTTGAAAATGACACCAAGCTCATTTTTTGTAGCGAGCGTTGTGAACTTCAAGAGATTGCTTGTTTCAGACGCTTTAGTCCGCAATTCGTTATTTTCCGTGGTAAGGGTTTCAACCTTACCGGAAAGCTCCGAAAGCTGCGCATTGACTTGATCTTGCACTCTCTGTTCCGCTTCCGTTGCCGCAGTCTTGAGTTTCTCGTTTTCTTCTGTCAGTGTTTTGATTTGAGATTCGAGTTCACTCTTTTTCTGAGACACCTCATTGAAGCGATACGTAGGACGAAATTCCCTGTCAAAATCAGCAATTTCTTCCTGAGTAAGTGCTTCCCCGCGCTTGATCTTCGCCATCAATTCTTTGTAGTCCATACTGCTCCTTATCATTTTATACGCGGTTTTGTCCGCTAATCCTTATAATACACTGCAATTCAAAATTTTCAAGTAGGTTTTTACTTATTTTATAGATTTTCCCCCTTACTAATTGAAGCTGTTCTACTTTTATCATAATCGCTGCGACTGCGGATGCCGTCAGGGGTGCTCCCACTTGCGTCAGTCTTGTGTTTAGCCTTACTGTCAAACGTCATTGGGGCGACTGCCTGTGTATTGGCATCAATTTCTTTCTTGATCTTTTCATACACCTCATCAGGCACGTGACGGATTGTATCAAGGGTATCGAGGGCGGTGATCTTGATCTGTTTCTGATATTCATTTCCGGCGTCAAGATTAGCAAACTCAACAATTGCCGCAATCACAGATTTCAATTCGTGAATATCATAATTTGTGTTGTACAGGACTTTCGGAATCTTGATCGAGGGATCAAACAGGTTCATGAATTTCCACACTTTGTTCTCAAGTTCCTGCAAGCGGGAAGCGATCCCCGAAAGCTGCGCGGCAAGACTGATGTTGTCTGCGGATTTACTTTCCGCAGAAGAGCGCTGTGTTGTATCAACACCAACAAGAAATCCATACATCTTAATCAGTGTGTTGATAAGACGGTCGTCATGTTGAATGATGCTTTCGATATTGGCCCCATTCGGCTGAATGTAACGAGAGATACCCCGTTCTTCCGCGTCTTCCGGGATATGCTTGGTACGGGACAGCACCAAACTCGCTTCCTGAGCAATGATCTTTTCAACAGCCGGGTCGTTGATGTCCATTGTGGGGTTCTCCTGTTGGAGCTTCATCCGGATACGGACGATCGTAGACTGGAGGGTGGAGGGAAGAACCAGTTGCCCATAGGTTTGTTTGAGGATATTGGTTAGTAACTCAGATTCCCCCTTAAGTACGGAATCGTGGATTGTAAGAATATCATCAATTTCAGGTACATTGAAATAGCGATTAAACATTACACTTGAATACGGAATGGCGGGAACGATACCGAGTGTATTTACATGCAGATCGCTGGCGGTAATCAGGTCAACGGGGGTCGGATCATCTCCGTTGTCGATAATGTAATCGAAAGTCTGCCAGTATTCCTTTGTGTAAAGAGTTCTCCTGAGCTTTACAACAGGCTTCCTTTTCGGATTGTTCTTTTCGATAACGGTCTCTTGCCGGATCACCCAACTCAAGCTCCCGTCAGAATCGTAGTCCCAGTCAGGGATATCCATAGGAGCAAGGGCCTCCGCATACGGTCTGATTTTGTCTCGTTGCTTCGTCTTGAGGTCAACAAGATTATAGTTGAGTGCGGGATTATCGATGAAAACCCAAGCAAGGCCATAGATTGTATGATAGTCAAATACTTCGCGCATGACGCTGTTAACGGATTTACTTTTCCGGTCGAAGTCGTCCGCGATATCCGCATTCACATTTTCTCTGCGCGGCGGTTTTGAGAAAATGTAATCTCCAAATTTACGAGTACTGTATTTAATCAAATTGATGTTATACGAGTACTGCTTCCGATCGTTGAATTCTTCATCCGTTTCAGAAGGGTGCTTCTGCAACGTATTCTCGATATACGCGCGGCCGCCATTATACGCGCGTGTGGCCTTACACCACAGGGGAAGAAGTTTACAGTAGTACGGATGTTTTCGAGTGAAAACGTAAAAATTAGGGTCATTCGCATTAACAGACGGCACCAGCGAATACAAAGATTCAAGTTCCATATTCATAATTTTCTCCTTTAAAACATAAATGCATTCATTTTATCCACACCATAAGAAATATATCGCACGCAGTCGATAACGTCATCGTCTATTTTGATGGGAGATTCTTTATCCGACACCTCACTATTGCTTTCGTGCCAAGAGTAGTTTTGAAACTCCGTAATGATGCTTTCACACGTATTAAAAACTTGAAGTCTCGGTTTTCCAGTCTTGCGATTAATCATTAATCTCTGTGCAACAGAATTAATCCCATCAGCTACCGACTTATGAGCTGGTTTCGTATAGATACCCTCTGATTGTAAGTATGCACGATCTGCCGCGGCATGGTCAGCCCATCTTACCATGTAAATATCTTTATTCTTTTTCTGATAATCGTTGATCTCTTTTGCAACTTCACGGATTGTAATTCCAGACTTTTTAAAGTCATGATAGAAGTACAAAATATCATTCACGAAATCATGCGCTGCACATACAAATGCAAACGGGTGTTTGTAACCAAAGTCGATCGCTGAAAACTTAGCCCAATACGGGGGTATAGTAAAAGGCTCTACAACGTGTATGCGCTCATCAAATTCTTTGAAAATCTGCCCCTCACCTCCACACCACCTGCCGTGCAGCATTCTTTCTCTTTGAATTTCAGGGAGCGCGTCAAGTGTATCAATGTAGCCCGGAGGTAGATTCTCTAGGTTGTCATAGGCTGTCCAGTGCAACAGAGCGTGTTTATCTGCATCTTTGAGCTTCTTAAACGGCTTGGAAGCCGGATCGAGCATCTGAACTCCCCAAATGTACAGCCAGTGCCTCTCAGACTGCGGATTGCAGTCGAGAATCATCTTGTTTACCGCTACAAATGTTCCGGTAATGTCTTTCACTTTCTGCGCAAGACGGGTTTTCAGCATACCGATAACTTGATAAGTCATCTGTGTAGCTTCGTTACAGAAAATCGTAATGTACTCAGTACCCAAACATTTCTGCGCTCGATCTTCATCATCAAGACCACCAAGTACGATTACAGAACCGTTACTGAATTGAACCTTCAACTCAGACTTTACTAGTGTGTACTCGCTATCAGGGATGTACAGACTCAGATACTTGGGCAAGGAATCATCCCAAATTGAATTACGTGCGTCAACCAAATTTTTGCGCACAATGAGTTGCCGACTTCCAGGAAATTGAAACGCTCTCCCAATCATATACTCCATAATAAGGAAGGTCTTGCCGGAGCGTGATCCTCCGGTAAACAAAATCGTTTCCTTATCAGGGTTTTGAAGCAGTTCAAGCCCCGTTTTCTGTTTAGCTGTCAGCTTTAGCGGCATCTCTCTCTATCCTTATTCATCTCTGACGTGAGTTGATATACAAACTTTCTGTAAATCGATTCCATGAGATAAGTCAATGCTTCGTGTTCTTTTTTGAAATCGATATTGACTTCATCCAATATATTTATGGCGCAGTGTAAAACTTCATGTGCAAGCGCACCGTACTCATTGCATGATCCAGTAAACTCAGGCATCCAAATTACATATTTTGTACCGTAGTCCTTATGCTGAAAGGTGAATGCGCCTGCCGCCCACGTTGATGGCACTAATTCATCCGTGTTTTCCAGCCCCTTGCACAGTCTACGAATATAGCGATAAAACTTATCGCGCGGCCCCACAAACAAATAGCAAGGAGCTGAGTATACATCAACATAGTAAAAATAACTACTCTTCATATCGGGGCTCCATCGCTTCCACTACCCACACGTCCTGAAAGTTACCGGTATCCAATAGTGCGGTAGCTATCTCTTCTGCCTCCTCATAGCATGGGAACTCTGTTTTACGGTACCGTTCCGGTACCGTGACTGCTCTTTTATGGTTCATACATATGTACAGCCTGCGCGGGCTCAGTTTTCGTTGTACCGTGATGAACCATCTGCGGTTCATTGTAGGCTTTTCTACCGGAACTCCATGCTTTACCATGTTGGCATATGCATGTTTGCCGCACAGAATGACGCAGGAATCGTCTTTAAGACTTTCTTCAAGAACAAGTTTGTACATGGTTATACTCTCCTGTTGCTCAATTCAGCATCAAGTCTGGCATTCAAGAAACACATCTGAGCATACCAGTTAGTTTTCACGCAGTAATTCCGGCAAACGTCACATGACTTGTTTAGTCTTTTACAGTATAGGTCATCACTGTTGATTCTGATTCCGTACATGCAGTTTTCACATGCCACATCACGTATGACTGTCTTGGTTTTCATGTGCCTCCTTTATAGTGTTACTTTAATATAGTTATTTTTGTTAATTTGTCAACCACTGTAAAAATAAAAAGCAAAAATAAAGTAAAAACCGCAATTGACATTGTTCAGCCGCCATGCTATATTAGTTAACAAAGGCGGCTTAGCGGGCTTCAACGCGACAGCGCTATGGTCAAATTCCGCGTACCAGCAGCGTTGCCGCCTTACTTTATCAGGGTTGCTATGTGGTTTAAGAAAAAGCATTTGTTTGTGTCTTATTTCGGGTATAAAGATCATGCTAACGGCAGGGAGTGGATATTTGGGAATTGTTTTGATTTTCAATTCGAAATCTCAAAGATAACTTCCCGTACTTTGTCACTTGCAGAAACCGATATTAAACAAAAATGTGATCTTGACAACGTTGTTATAATCAATTTTAAATTATATTAAGCCGATTTAGCTCAGGGGTAGAGCAGCGGTTTTGTAAACTGCCTGTCATCGGTTCAAATCCGATAATCGGCTCCAAATAGGGACGTATGGTGTAACGGCAGCACAGTTGATTTTGGTTCAACTAGTGCAGGTTCGAGTCCTGCTGCGTCTACCATTAACCAAAGGAAATAATTATGCCTGTAAAGGGGTGTCAGTGCGGAGGTAAATCCGGTAAATGTTACGTAGGAAAAGGAGGGAAAGCAACGGCAGAAAGACAAGGCAGGACGATCAAGGGGAATCAGGAAAATGAGCAGTTTAATTGACCATATTGGCCGTAAGGAGCCCCCTGTGAACGCTCCAAGCTGCCGGAATCTTGATTGCCTGTACAATGAGGGCGGCAAATGCACACAGGGGCTTGCATGTAAACAGGATGAAACTTACGAAAAGAAATGGTTCAAACATGCGTAATCAAAAACCAAAACAACAATTTCATAAACTAGTATGTTACAATACAGTTGAAGCGTTGCAAGCTGTAAGCATGCTGGTACGGCACTTGGATTCAGTTGGCGTGAAAGTCGTAGACGAAAAATGGAGTATCAGGTTCCGTATCACAACCGTAAAACTCATTACAGAGAGACATAATGAAGATTAAATTTAAGAAACTCAGTGGGACTGCCGTTGCACCTATTCATGGCAGTGAATTTGCCGCAGGATTTGACTTGACAGTCGATACCTGCGAAATTAGCGGTGCAAACAGCTATTTTACGTATAATTCAAACATTGCGGTAGAGATTCCAGAGGGGCATGTTGGCCTTCTGTTCCCCCGAAGCAGTATTTACCGTTGCGACTTATCCCTGACAAACAGTGTGGGGGTAATTGATTCTGATTACCGAGGGCCGATCAAGGCAGTATTTAAAGGCAGCTCCCCCTATTACAAGGTAGGAGAAAGGTTTGCGCAGCTCGTGATCGTGCCTAATCCTAAAGTAGAGTATGTCGAAGCGGAAGAACTCAGCGAGACTACGCGCGGCACCGGCGGTTATGGGAGTACCGGAAAATGAGCAGAAAACTGTGTAAGCATAGAGTTGCGGTCATCATCGAGACTAATGTTCCAATCGACAAACAAGACGCCCTGAACTATATTAATCACGTGATGCAGATAGCACTGGACAATATGCCGATTGACGAGTTTGTATCTGAACCTAAACCAAAAACATATGTGGAAATCTCCGATGTTACAGTTGAATAAGTACGAAATCGTGCCGATACTTCTTACGTTTGTGGGTATCGGATCAGTAGCTGTTCTTTTATCTTTGATATTCTATTCTATTACCTGCAAAACAGTTCCAAGTCAGGAAACGGATGTTGTCACCGGGACGATTGAGTATGATGGTTGCGAATACCTTGAATACTCTCCAAATCGCGGCTCATCCTACCGCTGCCTGACCCATAAAGGGAACTGCAAATACTGTGCAAAAAGAAATGGCAACTAGATTTCTGAAAATTAACGGAATCGTAGCTTGATTTATCGTAATTACAGGCTATTTTATACGTAAAGAGGCTGCCGTCTCTTTTCTTGCCTTCGGGGGAGGGAGGGTTTGTTGGTTTTCCTTCCCTCCCCCACCTATCGCGCCCCTCAGTGAACTTTTATTCATAGATCAGGAATCAAAATAGTAACTTTGGGGCTTTTTTTATTTGCAATTCTCCAATTCAATGTTATATTGTAGTATAGTGCAGTAGAAAACAATGTGTGCTGTACTTTTACCTACAACTAAAATAAGGAGAGTTATGCGAACGTACACAAAATACACAAAAGCGGGCGCGCTAGTGTCTAAATTTATGCGCACACAGGGCATTTCCTGCCTTTCCGTCTGCCAAAAGCTCGGTATCCACCCAAGCTACCTGAGCAATGCTCTGAGAGGACGATCCCCTTTCGGGATCGATCTCTACGACAACCTGGTACAGGCGTACAGCGGTCTCTTTACCGAAAAAGAAAAAGAGGAGCTGTACCGCGCTGTGTGGGATGGGAAGAAAGAGCTGCGAGTTGATGTATCCTGTTGGGATATTGACAGTAAGATTAAACTTGCAACACTTGCCGAATCCATTAAAAATGAAATTGAAAACTCAAAAAGGAATAAGTAATGAAACTCATCGAATTTAAACTGACACTCGCAGTCCCGTGTGACGTTGACGAAGCAGCCATTAAGGAAGCAAGTATTGTGAATATGATAAGAGACTACGCATCCAATTGTGATATCGAAGAATGCGGAATTGAGTTGGCCAGAATGGACAAACCGCAAACGGCATCAGAGCCCAAGGCACAGTCCGGTACCAAACAAGCCAACAAAACGAGGTGAAAGATGAGATTCAAATTCGAAATCACAATGCGCAACGATTTCTGCATCACGGAAGAAGATATTCTCGACGCAATCGTTGAATGTATTGGTGTGGATGAAGATGACATTGAAGTAACTCAGCTCGATACGTGTGAGTAACATGAATGAAATACTCCGATTAATAGGGATCATGGCGATATTGACGGCGTTTATATGGTTAGCCATAGGAGACGAATGGGATGAATACTGACTACACACTGACGGAAGAGGAAACGGCTAGAGTTGAGAGAGAAGTAGAGAAGGAACGAAAATACTTACAGGCGATACGCAAATGCACCGATAAGAAAATTGAAAAGATGCTGCTGCTCGTCCGTAAACGAGCAGAACAGAACATTATTTACTTTAACTTAAAGAAAAAAGAAGGGGAAGCAAGACTTAGAACTGTGAGATGTGAAGTAGTGCGAGAATCCTTAGTTGAAGCATTCGAGCGGTTGGGGATATCCATTCGCGCGGCAAGCCATAATGCGGATCAATGGGCCGAAGCCGTCCGCTCCCTACCGGACCTGCGCCCCGGCCGCAATCATCACTGCATATGTACATGAATCTGTAAATAAAACTGAGGAAAACCAGCAATGAACTGGCCACAAGCTACTGTCGATATTGCAACCGGATTATTCTAAAGGCGGTACTGGATTCGATTGTAATGAAGTAAAAGAAATTATACGCGGGGCGCTGACGGAATGAGATCGAAGATGAAATCGAAGCAAGGCGCTGGAAGGAGCTGGAAAATGAAGTGCGATATTTGTAAAGATGACTTTCCGGACGATGAATTGGTGGAAGCTGACATTATGACGTGTGACGATGACGGCAACATTTGTGAAGGCCCCAAATCTCACGTGTGCTACATGTGCCGCACACTCATTGTTGCGGTGGGTATCGAAAATCAGAGCTGAATAATTAAAAAGAACAGCGGAATTCGAGGAAACAGAAAAATCTGATTCGACAAATTCCGCTTGTTCAGCGTTAGATACTGTTAATGTAGCATATTTTGTCAACTTTTCAAGGTTTTACACAATAGAGGATTTGAAATGAGCGAAGAGAAATGCCAGAAGTGCTGGAATGGTGAGTATCCACTTTTTATCGAGTGGGACGAATCCATGCAGATGGAGTTCGTTGACGACGAGGAAGAATTGGTGGAGTTTTGCACTTCGCACCAGCTTAACCCGCGCGAACTTCAGTATTATGATGCGGTACCCCTGTATGCGTGGGAGGGTGTTCACATCGATACTGAAGAATTGGAAAACGACGACGGAGAACTGGACGAAGAAGTTCAGGCGCTTATTGATGAGTTCAGACAGAAGCTCCGGGCGATAAAACGTCCTATCATATATTGGGCGTCCAATACTCCGATCAAAGTTTCCGAGAACCAATTGGAATCGTGGTGTGCGAAAGTGAAAGGGACTTTAGCATGAGCGAAGAATTGAAACCGTGCCGCCGTTGCGGTCTATATGTGTCTTCAGATGGGATTGAAGTTACACAAACCGATACCGGAACATATACGGCAAGATTCGAGTGTCCGGATTGTGGAGAAGTGGCGGAAACTTGTATGCGCCATTCTTCCGAAGATTCCGCTGTCGCTGATGTGATTATTGAGTTGAACAGGCGGTGGACGGACCCGTCCTTACTCGCCAGAATTGAGGAATTAGAATCGGCAATCCGGCGCTGTTGCTGGAACTGCTGGGCGAATCACGCATCCGACACTGCGCAGTGTCGGATGTGCGGCCTTAGTAAAGCGCTGAAAGGAGGGAAATGAAACCATGAAAGAGGTTGGAATGCTGTTTTCCGGACCGATGGTTCGGGCAATTCTCGACGGCCATTTCAGCGGTACGGTTGAGTTGGTCAATACGGAAGAAATGAAGACTGTCTGGAAGTCAAATGTCGGTCTGCCTATGACCGTTTCGGAAGCAAGAGATATCGCGCGCAAGGCGTTGAAAGGAGCGGAGAATGAACAGATTTGAAATTAGGGTTTGGGATAATGACAGGAAGTGTTATCTCGGAGAGATTGAAAAGACTATCGTTGCTGAAGACGGTACGGAGTATACTTTCCCCGCATGGATAATTCCGAATGGCGGCATTATCACCCTTACCGGTATCGACAGGAATCCGGAACGGTTCGTGAAGGAGCAAGGCACTACCGGAGAAGATAAGAACGGCAAGCAGATCTTCGAGGGTGACAGATGCCGCGTTTGGGATGCGTACGGCGAAGAGTACTGCTCTGAAATCAAATGGCATGGCGGATTGGTCGTCGATGTACACAATTCGGACTGGGATTACACAACGCTTGAATGGGCGTTTGACCGGGATATCACCGAAATCGAAGTAATCGGGAATATTCACGAGGAAGGAGCGGGAAATGTCGAAAAAGATTCTTGATGCTTGCTGCGGAAGCAGAATGTTCTGGTTCGACAAAAAGGATCCACGCGCTGTTTTCATGGATATTCGACGTTTTGCCGGGAAAGCATGTGACGGCAGAAGTATCGAAGTGGAGCCTGATGTGATCGGTGATTTCCGAAACATCCCGTTTGCGGATGAATCGTTCCGGATGGTGGTCTTCGATCCGCCGCATCTGATACGTGCTGGGGAAAGTTCGTGGCTGGCGCAAAAATATGGCAAGCTCAACAAGGAAACGTGGCGCGATGACCTGAAACAAGGCTTTGACGAATGTTTCAGGGTACTTGAGCCTGGAGGTTTCCTGATCTTCAAATGGAACGAGGATCAGGTAAAGGTGACGGAAGTGGCCAAGCTGTTCCCTGTTCAGCCGCTGTTCGGCCAGCGTGGCGGGAAAACTCATTGGCTGGTGTTCATGAAGGAAGGAGCGGGAGAATGAGTAAGCCGAAGTTTACGCCGGGGCCGCTGATGGTTTGCCCCGTCTATGCCGACAACGGCGCCTTATCGCATTATGAACTTCGAAGACAGGAGACCGGAGAACTGGTTGCAGGGGTCGGAGACCCGGACGCCATGATCAACAAAACCTACAAGGTTGAAAAGGCCAACGTAACACTCTACGCCGCCGCGCCGGAGATGTATGATGTTTTACAGCATTACTTCGATTTACTTGAACAAGCGAATAACGGGGATGCAGTAGCTGAATGCAAACTGTTTGAGGATATTGTTTTAATTGAACAGGTATTGATGAAAGCGAGGGGTGAGGCATGAAAGAGTATATGGTCGGAGAAGTCTTTCGTCATGAAAACGGAAAAGTATACCAGTGTGTAGAATTTAATGATTGTAGAAGATGTGCATTTTTAAGGACAGAAAGTTGTACATCGTATTCCTGTCTGAGTGAGGATAGAAATGACGGAAAGGCAGTACAGTATATCGAGGTGACGGAACCAGTAGAAGGGATGCTCTATCGCGCCGAAGACGGAAGTATGTACCGTTTAATGAAAGATGACTACACTGGTCACATGTGTGTATGCGATGTTAGCGTCTCTCTGCACTGTACTGACCTTGACAAAGCCGTGTTCAGGTACGCTGTACCCTCTGAATGGTACTGGGTTCCGATTGAAGAATAAAAGAAAGGCGCGAAACGATGACTAATGATAACCGTTTGACGGAAGCGGAATCTCGGGAATTGGAACTGGAACTGGAAAAGTATAAGAGATTTTGGGAACTCCATCCTCCGATTTGGCATTCTGCGGAATGGGTGAAGAAGCAGTTGGCCCGGAATCGAGCTAGAATCCGTTCCCGAATCATCGGACGCAGGAAGCGCCTGGAAGCAAAAACTATACAGCTGGAATTATTTTGATGTTTGTACTATGGGGGTGAAGAATGAAAGAGTATAAGATTGGAGAAGTGTTCCGTCACACGGATGGAAAAGCTTATCAGTGTGTGGAAGGCGAGACCTGTGAGGGGTGCGCGTTCAGATGCACCGGAAATGATTGCGTGGGGCCATACTGTGATGGTGGAAGCGACGGTCGCCCGGTGAAGTTCATCGCTGTCACGGAACCCGTAGAAGGGATGCTTTACCGCGCCAAAAACGGTCGGATGTATCGGCTGGCGGAGGGCAGTCATTGGGATCATTGGTGCGCTTGTGATGATGACCCCGAACGGAGCTGTGCCGAGCTTGACATGGCCGTATTCGGTGGCCGCGGTCCCAGCTGGTATTGGGCTCCGACCACAGACTATGCCCCGGCCTCGGACGAATCTTCGAAGCCCGTCGAATCGCCGAAGCGCCACATCGAGCTTGCTGTGGTGAAGGTCGAAGGCGACAAGGTGACGTTCAAAATCGCCGATCAGACGCATAGGAACGACGAGTTCAGCCAGCAGGTTAATAGTGATGAGTTCAAATCCAGCAATGGGCTATGCCTGCTGTCGCATTCTGTCCCGGAATGGTTTCCCCTTGCCTCCGCGCTGTACTGCCGCGGATCGGACAAGGAGCAAGACATGTGCGAGATCACCTGTCCCGCCGTCGAGTTCGCCAGAGTTTGTGAGGCCATCTCTGAATATAACGACACGGACGGCAGGGGCTACGAAAAGCCGTGGCCGCAAGAGAGGGATCGGTATTTTTACGTTACGGAGGAGGGTGAAGTAGATTTTCACGTCTTCTACAGGAACAAGTTCAACCAAAGGATGCAGGATTTCGGCAACTTCTTCCGGACGGAGGAGGAGGCGAAAGCTGCCCTTGAGCGGGTCAAACAGGCGCTCAAGGGCGGGGCAAGGTAGAACGTTATCGAGACTAAAACGGAACGTTGCCTCATCGAAACGAAGGGGTGGCAAGATTAGAAACGTGATATGTGACTTGAGCGGTACCGAAGCGGAAGGGGGCGTGGTTGATGGTATAAGTTAACGATTTCAAAAATGTGGTGTGGATGTAAATACAACACTAACCCGCCCCCACCACAAAAACTCGAGCCGATTTGGTGCTCCTAATAATTAGGGATTCATAACCAAATCGGCTCGATTCGATTCGATTTTTGATTTTTAACTTATTGCTTAATCCTCCGGTTTACTTGCTTCGATATCGTTTGTATGCACTGCCGGAGCGTCTGATCCCGGTTTTCGGTTTTCGTACACCCGGCAGCCTGTCCGCTTTCTTGATATAATATTTCATGTGAACGCCGGGCGCTTTCGCCCGGCCCGATAACGATTACTTACCAGCTTCCGGGGCGGCCGCTTCCTTGCCCTCCTCCGTCCTGGCTTCCGTCCTGGCTTCCGTCCTGGCTTCCGTCCTGGCTTCCGTCCTGGCTTCCGCTCCCTGTTCAGCTTGAATCGGAAAATTGACCTGTTCACGCAAGTAGACCAGCGCGGGGGAGGGCTCCGGCACCACAGTATACCTATTACGGACGGCGGCAATCAAGGCTTGTGACACCGTTCTCGTTGCTGCAAGCGCCATCTCCTCCCCTGTTGCGTCATGCATGACACGGACGCAAGCCCGCGCAAAGGCGTCCACCTCGCCGCGATAACCTGTAAATGTAAAACCCTCGCAACAGACAAGCCGGGCCGCAACTTCGGCCATGGTAAGGGCCTGCGGCTTATTAGCCGCCTTGACCTTTTCGAGTGCCTTAGTAGCGGCCTGAACGGTTGCGGAAGCCGTCATAATCTTTTCAACGTCACCCGAAGCGGCAACTTCCCGAAGGTTGTTTGTAGCCGCCTCTAATGTGGCCTCCGCTGCCTTAACGGCAGGCGAAACGGCGGGGCGGGCCAGTTCCGCAGTAAAACGTCTATAAGCGGCTTCCGGCTCAATGGTGAGAGCTTCCTTGACTTCCTTGTTCTCTTTCATGATATCCACCTTTCATTGGTTTTGGCGGCCACTATGGCCGCCTGTTAAAAAAACTTAACGTATAAATCCCGGCACTGACACAATTTGTCCGTTAACATATACAGCGTCCTTACAGCCATACGCCGGACAAACAAAATCGTCACGTTGTGGTTCGGCTACTTTCACAATTTCCGACACAATATAAATTGTGTTCGGAGAGGCCAAGGGTAGGTTTACCTCCTCATATTTGATAGTTGCAATGCCATTCGAATCAAAGCCTGTACATTTAGCGGATACGCGTGCAACGATTCCGGACGGCGGAAAAACCCTCCCGTCATTTAAACGTACTTCATAACCAGTACAATTAACAAAATTTATAGTGTTCATATTTTGCTTCCCCTTTACTGTAAAATCCGAACCGGTACACAATTTTAATTAATCACGACTGCAATAATTAAGTTTATAGACTTTCACAATTGCGCCGTTGTCGTCCTCGATATCATAACTGAAAAACATTTCACAAAAGCCGTATACTTCATTAGAAGATACGTTATTAAGACTGCAATGTGAAATTGTGTGTACTGTAACAAAATTGTCGCAGAATATCAGTTCACAAAATATAATCGAAAGCGTATGGTTAATACACTCATGCTTTTTGGCATGGCTCCTAACCAGGTCGTAAATACGGGCTTCCGTATCAAGTTTATTACTCTTTAACTCTTTGATACGGTTGCGAATTTCTTTCTTGTACGCGCTTTTGCTCCAATCGCTGGTAATGTAGTTAATGTTCATGATTGCGCCCCCTTGTGTTGTGTTTTCCTGTTACAGTATATAATTTACATGCTTTCAAAGATAATTCAAGCATGTTTTCAAAAAATTTTTAACTTATTTTTCGATAACAGAAAAATTCAATTATTTTCATAGTTTATTGCAATTTTCGCTTGACTTTACGGGAAATATGTGATATCGCGCGCATGTACATTATATAGGGCGGCGGCCAGGCTAACTTAGTTCAGGAATTGACGATCAGAGAGTTGATAATTAGGGTTTCTTGATAATTAGGGTTTCTTGATAATTAGGATTTCTTGATAATTAGGATTTCTTGATAATTAGGATTTCTTGATAATTAGGATTTCTTGATAATTAGGATTCCGGGGGCGGCTGCTTCCGGATGGATTGCATACCCTATGTATATGTGTATGGATTATTTTATATGCATCGGCATCTAAGTTTTGATTTTATATGCATCGGCATCCGATAATGATATTTGTGTTCATCGGCATCTGAATATAGATACCAATATCAATAGCGGCATTTAAGTTAACGGAATAGCACAAATCGCTCATTTTATGATTTTATAGGGATGGCGGCCTATGGTACTAAAATGATACCATGATTCGGTTTTGCATGCATCGGCATTTAAGTTACGATTGGATACAATGTTTTATACCAAATAACACAAATGTATTTGGCTTTCCGGGGGCAATAATATCACAAAATGCAATGGCAGTTATGGTGATTTTGTGCTACTTTTTTATGATTTGCTATTGAAATTGCCGGTAAGAGCGCGTATATTTATATGTTTGGGGGCGGGGTATGAATTAGCGTAAACTATTTACAATGATGTAGATACAAAAGTGTAGGCGGCGGCATACGATGTGCGATTTCCGTAAAAGATTATGATTGTGCGGGCGTCGGACGAATGGTAATTTCGTGCTATTTATTTATCACATTTTATAATCACAAATAGCATATAATCATTACCAAATATGACAAATGCTACCCGCTCAGAAACATGTTTCTAAGTTAATAAAGGTACTTTATAAATTAACTTTACAAAGTATTTATGGTACTATTTTGGTACCATAAATGCTATTTCGCTAGCACAAAATGGCAAAATAAATTAACGAAAATAGCACAAAACAATCACGCCCGCCCCCGGCCCCGATAGCGTTACGTTACGTCCCCAACCCTAACCACGTTACGATACATCTAGATTAGGTATGTCCCCGGCCCGAAGCCGCTCATGAAACGGTTTCAGACTTTATAAATTAACTTTATAAATTAACTTTACAAGGTATTTATGGTGCCAAAATAGTACCATAAACGGCACGCGCAATACCACAAAACAATCACCCGCCCCCGTCTGGCTATGGATGCCGTCATGATTATGTATTCCGTCTGGCTATGGATGCCGCCCCCATAAAGATTACGTATTGATTACGTCCCGCCTGATTATGGCTTCCACAATAGCACAAATCGCTCATCCGGCCAGGTACGTTGATGCCGGATTCCGCCTCAACTGCCTTTGCAGAAAGTTAACGATAATAGCACAAAACGCTCATCAACGCCGTAGACGATCTGTATTGATTATCGGATTGGTTTCCCGGACGGAAGGAACTTGCCGTTTGTAAAGTAAATTGATTTACAGGGGGCGCGCGGGCTAACAACCCTTAATTTTCAACGGAAACGGCTCTCTGACGCGACTTAGCATATTGCCGGTAAATTATGCGCCCGGGCCGACGAGCGAAGCGAGAAGGCCCTTTGCGCTCAATTTTGCGGCATTACAGTATGCTTCTAAAAAGGCGCGGCCGCAAGGACGCGAGTTTTCGAGTTAGCGGAAACGGGACAGTATCGATTTTTTCAACGGAAACAGCCCTCTCATGCGACTTAGCATATTGCCGGTAAATTATACGCATTTGCCGACGAGCGAAGCGAGGAGGCACTTTGCGTTGAATTTTACGGCATTCTAACCATACGCGAAAAAGAGCGACCGCAAGGACGCGAATTTTTCAAGTTAGCGGAGGATACCATATTGCTCATGATTGAAGCGGGAACGATAACGATAACGATAACGATTTTAAGCGGAGTAAATACATACTTTGACTGAATGTCGTTTGCGATGAGGCCGCAAGGCCGAATAAGCGGACGACATGAAGTCTTTCATATGGTTTTACTCGATTGTTTTCTTCTTCTTCTCTTTCCCCCTTTACCCCCTATCTTATTATTATCTTTCATCCGGTAAAATTAAAAATTTTACTTTTTATTTTAAAACTTTTTATTACTTTAACAAATTTTTATTTTTAATTTTTCTGAGGGAAAAATAAAAATTTATTGAAAGCAATAAAAATACTGTCCGGACTATCAAAAATAGTTATCTGGTAATTAAGGGGCTATAAGGGGGGACTATGGGCGGTCTAATAAAAATAACACCCAAATGAAATTTGTCTGTTATTTTATTCTTTTGCCCATCATCCCTTCTTATCCCCCCTATAGTCCCCCCTTTTCCTCCCTTCTTCCCTTCTTCCTTTAGGTTAAAAGTTAATGCGTTTATTTGCAATTTCGCGTAACCGTGCTACATTAGTTTTTGTCCGAAAAATCAACCCAAATACAGAGCGGCCATGAAAACTCAACCTGTAACGCAAACTTTTCTTACCTGTGCTCTTCAAACGTTCGGCCTCGTATACGTAACCGATGCGTGTATACAAATACCTGGTTATGCTGCTCCGCAAACGGTATCTGCTTACCGCTTTTCTGATACTGCCGCATCGAATCCGGTTTCCGTTTCCGACATCCAAGATTACTTTACGAAAAACAACTATTCAGCTACTGTCATCCCCTCCGACAATCCCGAATATTTCATATATGCGTCAACCCGGCGATTCCGTAAAAACCGACATAAAACCGTCAATCATAATATCCGTTTTGATTTGTGCCGCCCGCCGCAACATCACGAAATCAATACTACATTCCGATCGATAAAAGTTATCAATATCGTAAAATACCGCATAACGGAACATCCATCCCGTTTCAATATAACCGGCATCCTTGCACACTCGGGTGGTAAAATCCCGTTTACCGTCAACGTCTACAAAACTAACCCTTTACAGCCGCGTGTCCATTGCGAAATACCGCCTATAAAGACGAAAATTTACTTATCCGTTAGAAACATTCTGCGTAAATTGTTGAAATTCAACAACAAACACAAATTATCGTAAATTTTCACAAAATTTTTCGTTTTCCCCCTTGCAATAAGTTAATATCAGGTTATATTATATACTGTAACACAAAAACAGCCAACAAGGAGGGTTAAAATGAAACTCGATCGCGCAATTTTTCACAGATTTTTCTATGCTGTCGAATCCGAAAGCGGCCGCGCCAAATCCAACACAAGTTTTGATGGATGGGAGTTCAAATCATACCGGACAACAATCGGCGTCAAAACGCCGGGAAAAGATGGCCGCCCGGTATTACTGATAGCGGATAGCTCTTTCAGCCGTACCACAGGCGAACACATAAGCGCATTGCGGGCCGCGTGTCCGTATCCGAGCAGCCATATTATTCGCGTGCCGTTCACATGGGGGGATGTATGGTACAAGCGCGAATATTGCATCGACGACTTGTTACATCGATTCATCGACCGGCTTTCCAATTGGGAAGCCGACCGCCTGAAATACGCCGAAAGCCGCCGCAATTTCCTCCGGGTTTACGGTGATTTCTCTAGCTTTTTAGAGCTCGTAGCACCGAAGCGCCCGGCCAAGGCAGTAATGCAGAAAATTGAAGAATTGGCCGCGATTGCCAACGAAACGGAAGACCGCAAAAAACGCAACGAACTTATCTCCGGATTGACGGCGAAAAGAGAAGCCGCTGCGAAACGCAAGGCCGCAGCGGAAAAGCGGAAACGTGCTGAATTTCTGAAACAGTTTAGCGATGTGCCGTATTTAGACCTGATACAAATCGCATATTGGGATCGTTTCCGGCCAGAAGTATCTCCCGAAACCCGGGCGACTTTACGCGGTATATTCAACCCGGACAATTCCTTGTCTTACGTCGTCCCGGAGTTGTCGGGTGAGTACGTGATTACGACGAAAGGTATTTCTATGCCTTGTCATCTCGTCCGGGCGCTGCTGAAAGCATGGAAAACCGGAAAGGTTAAAGTAGGGCAGCACGTCGGGCCTTATACCATCCAGGAAATTAAGCCCGGATATGTTAAAATCGGATGCCATAAAATCCCAATGCAGAATATCCGGGAGCTGTACTCGGCACTGGTTGAAGATGCCGCAGAGTGAAAACAGCTGGGCATCGGTTAAAATGTTCAATCGCGCCAATGGCGCGATTGAACAATGCGCTTGAATGAATCATGGATGTATTTATTAACCTTAAGTATGTAAGGGGTTTGTATGAAAAATAATGAATATACGCTCGAATCGTTGAAAGTTCTTAATCCTAACTTTCAACCGCATGGCATCGTTACGGAAATCAATGACGATGACGTGAGGATTGTAAACCTAGTGATTAAATGTATGGAACGCGATCGTTATACCATCGGAAAGGCCGTGGCTGGTGATAGTGTACGATTTACAAACGAGAATGGTACTTATTACCATCATGCCATGATCGATGAAATCGGTAATAAAGTTACGATTTGCGAATCTCCCTCCGCATTCGTAATGCGCAATGGCGATGTGGCATTGTCTGGAGGACGTTTTAAATCTGTTAGCTTGGATAAGCTTGTGTACATCGGCAAGACGGTAAGGACGTTTTGGACTTTTGGCCATTGCGGGCCTTGTGTATGTGGTCGTATTTATTTTAAAGCTTTTGTAAATGAATTTGGATGTCATTTCAATAACAAATAAAGGATTAGCGATGAAAACCATCTTGTATTGGCTTAAATATGCCGTCATTCCGATTGCGTTTTGGGCTACTGTAATCATTTGTGTAATTTGGTAATCAAACATAAGGAAACAAGCAATGAAATTCAATATTGATGTCAAGAAAAATGAAGTTGTAAACAAATACGAATCTGAACTTGCCGAACTCAAAGAAACTGAAACTGTGCTTAATGGACTTCCTGATGTGTTTGAAGCTTTCGAATTCTTTTTCTATTCCCCCGGAAAGATGTATAAGGACGTGACGGGCGTTGTGCATTTTTATTGCGATGACGTCAATACGATTATCGATACCCTGAATAAGGTGCCGGATTTGCTTCCCATTTGCTTGGTAAAAGATGGCTGTGTGTCGGCATATCCGCGCTGCTGCATAGATATGGATAAATACAGCAAATACAATTCAAATAATCTCTATTGTAAAAAATTGAAAGTTCCATATACGCTTGCGGCAGAAGGCTACACCCGCCAAACACTTCCTAGTGTTACCATTAGATGTTTTTACAATATTAAAAATTATGGGATTGTGGCTGTATGGATATCCGTAAAGAGTAAAGAGTTAGAATCATTCGGTGTTTACTTTGATGCAACATATCGCACATTTAAAGGCGATATTCTTGAAAGTTCTATCAGATTCAATTATCAGTTTACTACTTTCAGAGTAAAAGTATTGTTTCCGAACGTTGTTAAGTTTAAGGGTTACAATTCTTCCGGTACTCATCTGTTTTATTCGGAGGTTGAATAAACATGGGTAAAATGATGCGAAAATGCAATAAGTACCGTTATTGTTATGTTATTCAGGTGAAGAGCAATGGTGTATGGGATGACCGTGTACACCATAGCGATAGAAGATTCATGTACATGTTATACAATAAATTAAAAGATAAAGGTGCGTATACCGATATACGCATCGTACAGCGGAGGATTTTAAATGACGACCTATGATCTGAAAAGCTTACCTACTGATACGATTGTCAAACTCCATAATACGGCTGGCGGTAATCGCATATACTGCATTGATGACGATAACGACTTTAGCTATGTTAATGATATCGTAACAGAGCATCTACGGGTAAAGCGTAATTCGGCATTATGGGAATTTGATTCCGCTATGCCATACGTTGTAATCGAGCATGGGGATGTAGTGAGCTACAACGAAAAAGCGATAAGAGACTATATAGACTACGACCGAATTATCGAATATACGCTGTATTCGTAAAGTAGGGCAGAAAGCCGCTTCCGAGACGACTTAGCACATTCCCGCATAGTTTACCGGGTTACTCAATAAGGCGTCTCAGAAGGCTAAACTAAAGGTGTTTAACGGGCATGACAAACGAGCAGTTACAGAACAGCATAAACGCGGTCAAGAATGTAGCGGCGTTTACGGCATTGATGCGCGGTTCTGCAATCGATGAGCAGATTAAATTATCAGAGTACCTTTGCGCTAAAATATTCATCAAGTCGCATACGCCACGAAATCCAATCGATGACAGTACAGTGTTATACCATCCAATCGAAGAAGAGATTGTGAAAGCGATTGCAAGCGGCATAGACGTTGATGATTTTGTAGCACAATTTGTAAGTATGGATATGCAATCGTCGGCATCTATGCTTCGCAGACGCTATCACAAGATCGCTCATCTGCTTTCGATTTACCAGGCGTATAGTCAACCCCCAATGCAAATCAATTTAGACGGTAAAATTTAGTCATGTGCATCGGCATCTATAATCACATCTTTTGGTTTTTCCTGCATATTGAAAACTACCGTGATCTTTCCTCCGGTATGTGCATCGGCATTTGCGTCTCCGATATTGGCAACTTTTACAAGAGTGTTGATTGCATTAACCACGTCGGCAGGTTTGCTTTCTTCCTGATTTATAATGTTTTCGAGACGTTTTGTGACACCTATAATCGTCGGCTTGTTGATTTCCCATTCTGCTGCTCTGAGAAATTTAATCCGTTCTCTTATCCTTTGTTTCATCATCATGCGGCGCATATTGTTGATGTCGATGTGACGGATTCCGGTGATTGGCGTCATGTACTCTCGGTATGCTGTATAATACTCTTCCGTGGTATGTGCATCGGCATCTATAATCCAGTTAAGGAAATCTTCAACACGTTTATCCGCAATTGGGATTGCGGGATCGGCATCCTTGTCGTCAAGGCAGGCAGGGAGGCAGTCAAGTGCATCGGCATTTGTATCGATTACTTTTTCACCTGTATTTTCTCTGCGTTCAATTTGATTTTTAAGTTTAAAAGCCATCTGGAATCTCCTTTTTGTTTCAATATACCATGATACAGTAAAAATTACAAATAAAAGTTAAAAATTAATGCGCAATAGGGCTTGAAACTGTGACGCGTGAATGCTACATTAGTTAAAACCGGCGCAATAGACCTAGGAGTAACCATGCAGACCGTGTATGAAGTCATCGGCGTCATTGACGCGCACACATGCGTAATCGTCGGCATCTTCGCTGACCGGATCGCAATGTGTGATAAGTTGCAGGAACAGTTTTCGAAATGTTATTTGAAGTCAAACGGCAAACGGATCGATATTATCCCTGTGAGCGTCGGCATCTGTATGCGTAATAGATTCTGTAAACTGTACAGTAAGGAATCAGGGAAAGAATTGTACAGAATTTATGCGATAACATTAAACAAAGTGAATCCTGAGTTGCATGAAAGTTTCAAGTAAAAACGATTATCTATACTACCGAAGAGATGGTAAGAATTATCGGGTTCCGGCTTCCGATAAAAGCATAAATGCTTTATTGCGCAGGAATTATGACTGTTCCGATGTTCTTACTTTAGGCGGCAGATTGCGCATTCCGTTGTACCCATACCAGTATCAGGCGCTTTTACAGGCTAAGAATCATAATTGGAACATTCTGGATGCGGACAGCATGGGATTGGGAAAGACCCCTACGGCACTGGGGTGCATCGTTGCCTCGAATGCAAGGAAAGTGCTTATCGTGTGTCCAGCCGCGATTAAGTATCAGTGGAAACGGTATATTGAAAACTGGGTAACGAAGCCCGGAATCATGTATGTGTGCGAAGGGCAGAAGTTTGAATATGGTGACTGCCTGAGTGTGAAACATGCCAACTATGTAATCATAAACTATAACATATATGATTATTGGATAGACCTGTTTTGTAAATTGAAGTGGGATATGGTTGTGTACGATGAAGCACATCGGATCAAGAAGGTGAGTATACCATCGGCACCTGTAAGGTGCTCTGCCGCTGCTGATATGCTTGTGCCGCACGTTAAATCGTGTATATGTTTAAGCGGTACCCCCCTGACGGATCGCACTGCCGACATATGGCATATTGTGAAACTTGTGAATCCAAACTTGTTTCGATCATATTTTCTGTTTCAGCAGCGGTATTGCGGGGGAGCATCCGGCGCGTTTTCCAGCGAATCGAGAAGCGCCAATACGATAGAGCTGCATAATAAGCTGATCGATAGCGGCGTCATGATTCGCAGAACGAAAAAAGATGTGTACAAAGAGATACCGAGAGTTGATATCGACGTAGTTCCGTTTAATGTTCGTTCCGCTGCACTGGATACGCTGGAAAGGGAGGCCAGGCATCAGACACTGTGGATGAAGAAACAGACCGGCAAACAGCGCGGGGCCGCTATGTTTAAAGTTCGGCAGTCTTTTGAGAAGTACTTACAAGAGGCGATACGATTAAAATTACCGTATATTGTAGAGTGGCTTAAAGATTTCATGAATGAAACCGATGAAAAGATTGTGGTGGGCTGTATCCATAAAGAATTGTGCGGGAACGCTTTGTATCATGAGTTTGAGAGGTCGTCTGTACTTATAAATGGGGATGCATCGGCAAAACAAAAAGACAAACTTCTTACCGAGTTTAAAACCAACAAACAAAAAAGGATACTGATATGTAACATACAATCTATGAAAGAAGGGGTGGACGGCCTTCAAAACGTGTGCAGCCATATGGCAATATGCGAACTTCCGTGGTCTCCCGCGGACATCGATCAGCTTATCGCTCGTCTAGATCGGAACGGACAGAAAGAGCGTGTGAATGTTTCGTTCCTTGTGGTGTATGACAGCATCGACGAAATGCTTGTCCGTACTCTGGATAGAAAAAAGAAGATAACAACGGAAGTTCTCGACGGCAGAGCTCCGCATAAAAAAGAATTATTGGTAAACCTATTAACCGGAGGATGTTGAAATGGAAGACAATGGGAAGCTTGTCATCGTTAACTGGTGTGCTATTGCATTGATTATTTTGGTGGCGATACTCGGTGCTATCGGAATCCATTATGCTTTTCCCGAGCGGCAAAAGGAAGTCAAGCACGAAGAACCAGTAGTCGAGAAACCGAAAAGCAATGTAAACGTATGCGGGCACATCATCGGTGAAGAGTTTGTACCGAAACCGGAGTACAAACATAACTTGAAAGGAGACGCCTACATTTACTGGTATGATGCTGTTACTATGATTACGTTTCGTCCTGTAAATGGAAGACTGAAATATGCATCCATCACTAAGATATTCGCGGAAGGTGCAGACTGCTACGCTGAGTATTTCGAGATGGGAGTGTATTATGCCAAAAAATATAATGCGAAACCTCAGAAGCAGCCTGATTCTCTTCTTACGGAGGACGGCGTATGCATTGATTTGAAGTGGGAACTTGTAGACGGTAAGTGGTTTCTTTCCGTAGTGATCGCTAAACTTGACAAGTAAAGGTGCAGTATGAATATCAGTAATATCAGTGTGTACAATCTCGAGAAAGCAATCGTTGCTAGCGGGTACCCAATGCTTACAGAATACGATCCCTGTAAAGTAATGGATGAAGTATCTGATGTACAGGAATGGATCGAAACTTATTACAGCATGAAAGGTCAAGCCCCTAATAAGCATATTCAGAGAGCCATTCGCCTGTGCCGAGCCCCTTCTAATTCCGGGCATTGTAACTTCCTGTCCGGCATCCTTGTGACGATGGATGTTACAGCCTCTAACGTGTGGTGGCTGCAATGTGGGAGGTACCACTTTATTCAAAATGTATCTTCTATGTCGAAAATGCACAAACTCAAGGCTATGAGAGCTGCCAAAGATGAATATATGTTTCATCCTAAAGTATCAACAGTGATACAGAATGAGTTTTTCGATGACGACGTATTTTCAGATGTGAATGATGACGCAGAACTTGCGTACTCGTGTCCTATGGGAATGCTGCTGACTGCGCATATCTCTACAAATTATTTGCAGTTGCGAACGGTGTATGAGCAAAGAAAGAATCATAAACTCAGTGAGTGGAGGATGTTTTGTAATATGATCTCTACGTTACCGTTCGGCCCTGAATTTATTACGCAAAAATTTTAGTAACATGATAAACGGGATTGTACAGCTTCTGGAAGATAACCACATTCCTTACAAACTACGTAAAGAGTGGGCCAATGTATGCTGCCCTTACTGTGGGGATAATGATTTTCATTTGGGTCTCACAGATGACGGCAAGGCAACATGTTTCCGGTGCGGAACTCACAACATAAATTCTGTAATCCACGAGTTGCTTCACTGCGGAGCATCGGAATCAAAAGCGATTGTACGGAGGTACATATGCAGATCGAAAAGTGAGCATAACGATGATCCTGCCAAAGTATGTTCGTCGGCATTTGAGTTTAAAGTTCCTTCGTCGGGAAATATATTGAGAGCCAAATTTCCTTTCATATACTTGAGAAGAAGATTTAAATGGATGTCGATAGATGAGTTTGTAAGCATGGTAAAGCGCTGCGGTATTACGTACACGGATACTGAGTTTGTAATGCCGAAACCCGATGGCAACCTTACCGGAATGTTTGCAGGGAGGATCGTGTTTCCGTTGATCCATAATGGGATACCTGTATCTTATCAATGCAGGGATTACACAGACAGTTGCAAGGTAAAGTATATGACTGCTTATCCTGAGTATGAACGGATAATGCACAAAGATGTCTTGTATGGGGAAGATTACGTACCTTACAGTAAAGTAATTGTGTGTGAGGGAGTGTTTGACGCTCTCAGCATCGGTGCAGGGGCCGTACACACCTTCGGTGTCAAGTGGAGCAGAAGCCAGGCTGAATCTCTTTGTGCATACGATAAAGTGTATATCGCTTATGACAATGATAAAGCTGGAAAACTCGGTGCGGAATCGTTGGCCAGTGCGATTAAGCATCGTGTAAAAGTGGCTATCGTCAGGGTGTCGGCAAAAGACATAAACAGTTGCAGTCAATCAGAAATAGAAGATATCAAAGCACTTATACAATAAGGAGGAAGTATGCAGGGATCGGAAATATGGGCTGAAAGTTGGGGCGTACTGCCGGAAGTTCCTTTGTTTGAAGACAAAGTTACCGGAATCAAATATGATTTCAACTACGGATTTCGATGCCATTCTCCGAGCGACAGCGACGATATGTTCAACATTCATATCGAAACATCCGCAGGCGACGTGTTGTGTGACATACCTCTTGCCGCCGGATGCAAGTGGAGCTTTCCTTTTAAGTATTACATGGACTACACGGTTACGATAACCGGGAAGCATGGTGTATTCCGGGAGACGCTTGATCTTACTGATAAAACAGTTATGATTATGTGCAGCGTAAGGACGCTTGGAGATTCTCTTGCATGGTTGTCCGCCGTTCCTGCCTTTGAAAGAAAGCACAAATGTAAGTGTGTGTGCGTCGTGAATAACGATATCTATGAACTGCTTAAGGATTCAGAGCAGATCAAAGTAATTAAACTTGAGGATAAATGCAATTGCACTCCATATGCTACATACTACTTGGGTTTGTTTTTCGATGAATCATACAGTAAATTTTGGCAACCGTATGATTTCAGGCTTGACGGCCTTCATGAACAGGCCAAAAACATTTTAGGAATCCGCAACGAGGAAACCCGGCACCTTGAGCTTAGAGATACAGGTACGAATCCACTGGCCGGTAAAAAGTATGTGTGTATCTCATATTCCGGCAGTAAGGCGAACAAGTTTTGGAATAATCCGATCGGCTGGAAGAAGGTGGTCAAGTACCTACATTCTTTGCAGTATGCAGTTGTGTGCATCGACAAATCTGATGTATGTGGGATCGCCCCCCTATACTACTACATGCCGAACGGCGTGATTGACATGACCGGAGACCTTTCTTTGCAGTCAAGAGTTGACGTGCTTAAGGGCGCTGAGATGTTCATCGGCATGGCAAGTGGGCTTTCGTGGCTTGCATGGTGCAGCGGAGTTCCTGTCGTCATGATTAGCGGTTTCAGTCTGCCGTATGCAGAATTTTACACAAAGTATCGTGTAATCAATACAATGTGTGAGTGCATCGGATGCTGGAATGACACGAGAATTCAGTTTTCTCGCCATGATTACATGTGGTGTCCGCGTATCGACGATAGGTTGAAGGCACTCAAAGTTTCAGATTCCGAAAGCGAAGCGGAGTATCAACGTCTTTCACAAAAACGTTTTATGTGTACACAAACCATTACACCCAATATGGTTATACAGAAAATCAATGAAGTTTTAGAGGATCAGCACAGGGAAAATTAAGAGCGGAAATTATTAATTTATGGGCTTGAAATAAGTTAAATTCATGTTATATTACATTATTAACTTATTTCAAGCATGGAGAAAACCAAATGTTTGACGTCCCTATTTTGTTTTTTGATTTGGAAACCACAGGGGTTGATCCTGAGGAAGACAGGATTGTACAGTTTGCAGGTATCAGGACGACGCCGAATCATGCGCCTGCCGAGTTTACCTTTAAGTGCAATCCTGAAATCGAAATTTCAGAAGGAGCAAGCAGAGTTCACGGCATCACGAATGAAGAAGCCAAGCAGTATGCTGCTTTCGATGCTTTTTCTGATAAACTTTACCGCATGGCACATGGTGCCATTTGGGCAGGGTACAACAACTTCAAGTTCGATATCCCGATGTTTATGAATGAGTTCAAAAGACGCGGGCTTAAAGTTCCTGAGTGTGCCGGAGTGCTGGATGGCTATAAGCTTTTCACGCATTTTTACGGCCCGGCAGGGAAAGGAAAAAGAACGCTGAAAGCTGCACACGTGCATTACTGCGGTTACGAATTTGAAGATGCGCACGATGCCGTGGCTGACATCAAGGCTACGATCAATGTGTTTGAAAACATGATCATCGAACATGGAGATGACCTCAAAATGTTTCTTAAGGTGTCGGAAGCGATCCCGCTAAAGATCGATTTTAAAGGGATGTTCATTTTCGATCCGAAACGGAAAGTAGCCGTATTGGGGTACGGCAAATACAAGGGGGTTCCCCTCGCGGAAGTTCCGGTGTCTTACTTCAAGTGGATCATCGATACGACCGGATTCAATGCAGATACAAAGAAAATCGCAAGCGAAGCCTGTCGTGGAATTTTTCCTCAGTATCAAAAGCCTAAATTCAAACGGAATTTCTGATGTGTACAAAAGCTGTTTTATGCGAAATGCTGTACGAATTACAGTCGAATCGTCTTGAAGTTATTCTTGTACCTCAGGATGAACCTGTCAATGTGGGGGCTTGTATTCGTGTGGCGGTTGCATTTAATTGTCAGTGGTACAGGGAACTGTGTGATGCATTTGAATCGAACAGGAAAAGAAAATATAAAAAATTTAAAACAAAAGTAAAACGTAAGCGTATAGAGCATATACTTTTACGTATGATATCGGGAATTAATGTAGGCGGTGTGTACGCTGAGTGGATCAGGGAATACGCCACCAAGATGCAGGAAGAATATGATAAGGGAGTAATGAGTTATGGGGCGCAATAAAATGATCGGAGAGCAGGAATTTAAAAGAATCCAAGAACTTAGAAAGGCCGGATGGTCGTACAAGGCGCTTGGTGAGAAGTTCGGAATCAGTGCCGTATCAGTTTACAAATACCTTTCTGGAAAAACGAAATTCGACAGCACGGAAGATGAGAACGCTTAATTTAGATTATGGAAATGAAGATTCAGAATTTAACGATGAAGAATCAGCGGCTTCCAAGATACTAAGCAGGATAAAGTCGTCTGTTCAAATGCCTTTACGTATGCCATATGGCAAAAAGATGAGAGCATTTGAGGTATATTTTTCAAAGTTTGATGAAGATACCATAAATCGCTTTATCGGTAAGCTTTCCAGTTCTGTATGGGTTAAGAATCCGCGGTTCTCGTTGGAGATGGTTGTGCGCGACGATATGGTTAATACGATATTTTCGGGTACTGCTGATCCAACGGTGTGCAGATATTACAGTATCGAAACTCTTACACTGAAACCTTTAAAATGAAATGCAACATCTGTGGTTCTACTTTAAAGCAGTACGTGCTTTTAGGGGTATCATCAGGTCAGCAGACTGAATTATGCCCGAAGTGCCAAGCTGCCTGTGTCGAAGAGGTACGCGCAGTAAACAAAGCTATGATTTCTAAGCACTTAGAATCGCAGCACGTTCCAATCAGATATCATGAAGCCAGATTACAGAAAGAACACGTCGCTTTTCCAAGCGGAAGGGAAGTACAGAATGGTGAGAAGGGTTTATATATTTTTGGCGATTCAGGTGTAGGCAAGACTTGGCTCCTTGTAGCTTGGATGAAGTATTATCTCAGTAAGGGGGCAGCGTGTACTTATGTTGACTGGTCTGATTTTATGGTTGACTTGAGAATGGATATTAAAACATATCAGGCAAAAAAAGCGTACATACTAAGATCAGACTGTGTATTTATAGATGACTTTGACAGTTCCAATTCGTACATGTATGATGTCATATACAATCTAATTAACAGTTTGTACAGTTGTGGGAAAGTGCTGTTTCTCACGAGCATCGATCTTCCGACACAGCCTAAAATTGCAATGAGACTCGGTGAGATTACATCTCAACTGCACGTCATAAGACAGTGAGTATACTTATATGGAACTTGAAGACGTATCGAATGAGTTTGAGAATAGAATCTGTTATCTATTAGCAACTTCTGATGCTTATATTGACGAAATATCGTGTGTGTATCAGAGGGGATTGTTATCGGGTAAATACTATTCTTTGTTTGCAAAGTTGTGTCTTGCTTACTATAAAAAGTTCAAGCAAGCCCCTAAAGACAAGTTAAATCGCTTTTTAGACAACGCTTCCGTGTTGAATAAGTTGTCGGCTGATGACAGGGCCGAATTAAAACTTATTGTAGAATCGTTTGCAAACGAAAAAGAGTGTACGGATATTGACTTTGAAATATCCGAAACATTTAACTACTTTCAAGCAACGGCCATTAACCTTGTAAGTAAGGAAGCGCAGGAACTTACAAACGAGGGAAGAATAGAAGAAGCTAAGTCTCTTCTTGCCAAGTGCGAATCATTTGATCGGGGGAAGGTATCCGGAACCGACGTTTACGCTCTGTCTGATTCAGATATCGAATCTACGGTAAATGAAACATATGAACAGCTAATTACGCTTCCGGGAGCGCTCGGTAAAGTTATGAATAATACGCTGGTACGCGGAGGGTTCATAACCTTTGTGGGCAGGATGAAGTCCGGAAAAACTTATAATATCATGGAGCTGTGCCGCTATGCGAGAAATCAGGGCAAGCGTGTGATTCTGTTTTCGGCAGGGGACATGACACAGAATCAGATGATTATGCGGGTGTGGCAAGCAGACGCACGCACGACTTCAAATAAGTATTATCAAGACATGCAGCGTATTCCCTATCTTGACTGCAAAAGAAACCAAATTGGGATGTGCATGAACCGGGAAGGTTCCGGAAATCTGCTCAATGACTTTAAGGAAGTTGACCCGTACATCAAAGATGACAATAAGGAGTATAAGCCGTGTACGAAATGTGCAAATTCAAGCCAAGATAAAGAATCATACGATTTTGCAATTACGTATAGGAAAGTGCGACGCCCCATTCTCGACAGCGGCATGGTGCAGCGGCTGCGAGATAAGTGGCTAGCGTCAGGAAACAAAGGTGTTTTGCATATCGAACACGCCCCGTCAGGAACCCTTACCGTGGCAAAGAGAAGGGCTATCATCAGGAGCGTGTGCAAGAAATATGGATGGGATCACCCTGACGTAATCGCCTACGACTACGCCGGTATTCTTGCACAGGAGAAGGGGGATGAGCGTGAAAGCACTCATTACATATGGCAAACTATGCGGGCAGAGGCAGACCCCGAGATGTTCGACTGTCTCGTCATAACTGCAATGCAGTCAAACAGCACATCATTTAATTTTGAGGATTTAACGATTCGGTCGTTCTCATTGGATAAACGATGCTTTGACGAGGTGTCGGCAGCTTTTGCAATAAACTGCACTCCGGAAGAGCGGAAAAACGGAATTACGAGAATTGCAGCCCTCCTAAAGCGCGAGCATCCGTTTGACGAATCCATGCAAGCCGAGTGTTACGGCTGCCTCGCACTTGGTACTCCTTGGATATGCTCGAGGATCGTTTTTAGGGAGCCGCCCAAGCCTTTGCAGTTTAGCAAATAATTTTAACTTTTTAACTTTTAACTATTGCATTTGAAAATTCATGTGCTATTTTAAGTGGTAAACCCAACTAACCAACAGGAGAAAACAGTAATGGCGAGTAACGAGCAACTGGCGGCGCTTAAGCGTTCTTTGAACAGCTTCAAGGGAAACTATACAAGAGCGCTCAAAAAGGCCGCAAACGCGAAGGAAATGGACAAGGTACGTGATACCTATCGCCCGAAAATTGAAGAGCTCGAAAAGAAAATTCAGGCGCTCGACCCGAGCAGGAAACGGGTAAAGACGACCTTTACGCTGAAAGGCATGTCCCGGAAAGATAAAGTGATCGCCGTGTTCAAAGCGATTGCCAAAGAGTTCAATCTCGAAGAGGGCGAGATCGACGGTGTTGTAACGAAAGATGAAGATTTCATTGTCGCTACAATTAAAGGCACTTACGATCAGATTCTCGAAACTGATTTCATCAATATCGAACCGGAACTTCGTAAGTTCATGGTTGAAGAGCTTGATTTCGTACCGTTCGATCAGCGCAAGCTTGCCGAAGAATCCGCAAGCAAGCGCCTTGCCAATGCTACATATGAAGATTGCATTGCCGCTACTCTGTTTACAGAGTTTGACGGAAAGGTGGACGCTTCCGAGTGGAAGGCTAAGGCGTGTTCACTGTACAAGGACATCCATAAGTGCGTCCCCAGTCGCATCACGCGCACTTTCGGCGAGATGGTGAAGCTGTTCACTCATCCGAATGTCCGTATCCTTATCAAGTGTGAAGATCATCCGGGAGATGAGGTTTACAACATCAACTTGAAAGCGAAGATTAACTGATGGCTACTACACTTAACAGAAAAACGTTTTACGAGGCCATTCAGTGCCTTAAAGACAACGTTGCACCTTCGGAACTTGCGGAGGCGTCCACGTATGCGGTGTTTTACAACAATCGTATTTGTTGCAGTAACGATTCCGTAGGCGTTAGCGTTCCTTTGGTTACGGACGTCAAGAATTGCGCGGTAGAACTGCAACTGCTGTATGACTTCATTCGTAAGATGAACGATAAGGAAGTCATTATCGGTATGCACAATGGGAATCTCAAGATCAAAGGCAAGAATTCCGTAGCCGAGTTTGCGGTGCGTGAAGATATCATTTATGATGAATCTCTTATCCATCTGAACGTGAACGACTTCAAGCGTCTCCCCGAAACGTTTGCGACTGCTCTGAACTTCACTGGATTTGCAACCGATGATACGAAAGAAGCGTACAGTCGCTGCGTAATCCATGATGGATCAATGTATGCCCTGTCCACCGTGCGGGCGGCAAGATTCTTTATGGGAGAGGAGGCGAAAAGCCTGTTTGACGGCATGACGTTTATTTCTCCTGAGTGTATCGGCTTTGTAAATAAAATGTGTCCGAAGAGGTATTATATCTCTGACGGGTACGTGCATCTCTACGATGACGAAATGCGCATTTACAGCACGAGAACACGCTCAGACGCAAACTTTCCGATCAACGGTGCGGATGAAGCCCTTGAACCGCCTGCATCACCGGAATTCCGCTTTCCTCCTGATTTCGATCAGGTGCTTGACAGGTGCAATCCTTTCAGCGGAAAAGACGCCAAGGTCAAGAGGGTGACGATCGACATTGAAAAGGGAGTTCTTACCATCCTTGCCAGGCGGGAAGACGGGAGTACGTTTCGTGAACGGGTTGCGAATGTGCAGTGCAAAGAGCACGTAAGATTCACCGTTCTGCTGAAACTGCTTTCCGATATGGTTAAGCTTGCCGAGGTGTTCATGGTTGATGACAGAAGGATTGTCGGAACGGCACCGATGTATACTTGCATGGCTTGTTTGTTTGAGGAATAGAAATGCTCGACCTTCCGCATATTGTACCGGAGTATGAAAACTCTAATTGCTCTGCTTGCAGACTTGATTGTGGTTCACGGCTGCAATTGGCAGGACACGGGTATAAGAAAATTCTGATTGTGTTCGATGCGCAAGACGCAATTCAGCAGACTACAAAAACGTACTTTTGCGGAAGTCGTTATACTTATGTGCGTGATCTGCTGTATAAGTACGGCATTACTACGGATGACATATGGATGACTTCTACCATTCAGTGTTATTCCGAGTATAAAGAAGAGCAACACGCTATTCACTGCAAGCCAAACCTCATCAAGACGATAAAGAGACTTAAACCCGTACTCGTAATCGGTTTTGGTGAATTTACAGCTAAGATGCTGCTGTCTTACATTATTGAAGATGGCATTTTCCTTGACCGGGTTCACGGTTGGGTGCACCCCAATCGTGAGCTTAGTTGTAATATGATGTTCACGTACACCCCTCATCCGGGTTCGGCAAAGTACAAGACGGTCGAAGAGTTCATTATCGAGCGCGACGTACACATGGCTATTAAAAGCCTTGCCAAGCCGCCTGACACGTACACGCCGGAAAACAAGTGTGTACGCCTGCTTGAACCTAAAGAGGCCGCCATGTGGCTGCGAAACCGCATAGACGACAAAACAGAACGGTTTTCCGCTCTTGACTACGAGACTAACTGTCTGAAACCGTATAATCCCGCTGCCAAATTGTACAGTTGTGCGGTATGCGAAGATCGCGATAACTCATATGCGTTTAAGATAGATGATACAACGTATTCTCTTATGCGTGAGTATTGGGCCACAAAGCATATCAGGAAGATAGCACACAACAGTGCGTTTGAACGCATGTGGACTATGGTTAAATTGAAAGTAATGCCAAGAAGACTGATCGCTGATACCATGTTGCTAGCCCATGTTCTTGACAACAGAGACGTAAAGTGGCTGTCGATTAAGTTTATCGGCCCTATGCTTACCGGATGCTCCGTATGGAATGGCCATATTGAATCTTACTTAGAGCCGAGTAAGCAGGATAAGAAGCTGTACGGAGAATATGCCTTGAACAGGGTTGCATCAATACCGATCAGGCAGCTTCTTACATACAACGCAATCGATAGTCTTGTAGAGTTTCGTACATTTTTCAAACTGTATGAAATGCTTAAAAATTTTTACGGTACTTTCCCGATTGAAAGCGAGAGCGAATAATGATTACGCCAACTACAATGGATGCCTTTAAGCTTGTGATGATGGGTGAAGAGGCCCTTACTCAAGTATCCGTCAATGGATTTAAAATTGACAGGGACTACTACGAGAGACAGAAGCCCGTTATCCAAGAAGAAATCAAGCGTTTACGCACTCAGATACTCACTCAGTCGGAGATCGGAAGATGCTGGCATGAGAGGTATGGAGCTAAAACTAACATCGATTCCAACGATCAGTTGAAAGCCGTACTTGAACACGATATCCATTTCGATAAATTCAAAATCACGGACAAGGGCGGTAAGTCGGCAGATGCTTCCGTCATTGAAAAACTGCCCTATGAGTTCAGTAACCCATTCAGCAGATATAAGCAGTTCGGTAAAATGTGGGGAAGCCTTATCACTCCCATCATGCTTGGTGCGGACATGAATGGGTTTGTGCATCCAAATATCAACCTTCACACTGTAAGAACTTATCGGTCGTCATGCGATTCACCTAATTTGCAGCAGGTTCCGAAGCACAATAAGTTGATTAAAGAAATTGTAAGAAATGGGTTCATACCTAGAAGCCCAAATAGGATGCTGGCTGAAATCGACTTGCAGTCTGCTGAGGTTAGTGTTGGCTGCTGTCTGCACCGTGATAAGCAGATGTTGCAATTCCTGCACGACAAGACGATCGACATGCATACATTCGTTGAGAAAGAGTTTTATAAGCTCAATGACAATGAATTGTGTAAGGAGTTGCGATCTTCCGTAAAGGGGAGATTTGTGTTTGCTTCATTTTACGGAGCAGGTGCATCATCGATGGCCGCCTCGCTGTGGGAGTATATCGAAGAATCGAATTTTACACTCCCGACAGGAGAAAAGCTGAAAGACCACATGGCCAAGTTAGGCGTAGTCGACTATGACACCTGTCTCCAGCATACGGAAAGGGTATTCGATTGGTATTGGAATACCCTCTTCAAGGAGTACGGTGCATGGAAAGAAGCCATATGGGATTTGTACAAAAAACAGGGATACCTAGATTACCCAACCGGATTCCGTGTGGTTGCCGCGATGACAAAGACACAGGCTATGAATACGATTATTCAGGGGTCTACGTTTCACCTGCTTCTACTGACGCTTATTGAGTTGCAGAAGCGAATGACTTACTATAAGTTAGAATCAAAAATAGTATGTCAGATTCATGACAGTATCGTTTTGGATTTACTCCCTTCGGAGCAACAGACTGTTTTTGATCTGTATCTTGACAGTCAGGCAGCAGTGCGCAAGCGTTGGCCGTGGCTGCTGTATCCGATTACTGCGGATGCGGATATCAGCGAAGTAGGCGGTACATGGGCTCACATGACAAGTTATGGAGAAATTACGCATGCAAGCTGATAACTTTGTACACTCACCGATGACATATACAGGGTCTAAGGATAAACTGTTATCCTTTTTACTTCCCTTATTCCCTGATAATATATGTACGCTGTATGATATGTTTTGTGGTGGACTATCCATCACACTCAATACAAAAGCGGAAAAATATGTTGCAAATGATATATGCAGACAGCTGATCTGTATGTATAACCACATGCGCATTGCCCGGACTTCGCTGTTTACACATAGTGTAGATGAGGTTATTTCTAGATATGCCATTGATACTTTAAGTGTTGAATCATACAATAAACTAAGAGATGATTACAACTTTATAGTGGCAACGCGGAGAGAGACTGAGTTTGACAGCGCCGTTATGCTATTCGTGTTAATTGCATATGCGTATAACAGCGTTGTACGGTTCAATTCTGATGGGGAATTTAATACCCCTGCGGGTAAACAGAATAACAATCTAAACCCAAAACGCCGTGAGGCACTAAAAGAGTTTATTGACACTATTGTAAATAAGTATGTACTGTTTACGGCTATGCCTTTCAATGAAGCTATGCCGCAAATAGAACACATGGATAAGAACGATTTTGTATACTGCGACCCACCGTACATGCTTACGTCTGCGGAGTACAATAAATTGTGGAGTTACAGTAATGAGTACCTGTTATACTCTACGCTTGACAAACTTAATGCCGCAGGGGTACGGTTCGGGTTATCAAATGTAGTCCGGTACAAGGGGAAGTTCAATCATGTGTTAGCTGACTGGATGAATAAGTACACAGTACACTTTATAAGCAAGGACGCTTATGCTGGAAGTTACCGCGTGAAAAGAAAAGAAGATGACATTACACAAGAAGTGTTTGTTTGCAACTACTAAACCAACTGAAAGGGAATAATATGTCACTGTATTTGAAGTATCGCCCGAAAACGTTTGATGAGATTGTCGGGCAGCCGGACGCCGTAAAGCTCATGAAGGCGATTGTTGCTCAGAATCCCGAAGATCGCCCGAAAGTATTTCTCTTTGGCGGGGCTTCCGGCTGCGGCAAGACTACCCTCGCTACTGTATTTGCGAGGGCGATTGGGTGTGATCCTAACCACTCAAACTTTACGGTTATGGACGCGTCAAAAGACCGCAGCATTGACAGGATCAGAGAACTGTGTGACATGATGGGTACTCGACCGATCGGTAAGGAAGCACAGGCGCGTATCTTCCTCCTTGACGAATGTTTTGAGTACCATACACCGATTACATGTGTTGATGACAATGGCGAGTTGTTCACCATGCGCATTGGAGATTTGGTGCGTAAAAAATACAAGACAAAGGTTTTGTCTGTAAACAAGTATGGGGTGCTCGAACCTAAAGAGATTACCGGATGGTTTGAGAATAGCAATAAACCGGTAAAGACTTACCATTTTAAGAAAGATGGTAATCCAAAATATGGGAAAAAGGAATATAAAGTAACGTGTTCTGATAACCATAGGCTTTTCAGGCCGGATGGGTCAGAGGTTAAGGTGGCTGATCTTGTCACCGGAGACAGGGTGAGAGTAGTTGATCTCCTGCTCCCTAAGGATGATGCAGTAGTTACAGCCATATATACCGGGTGCTCTGAGGCAAAGGATTGGCAGCTCGCTCACAAGCATCTGTACGATATCGAAGTTAAAGATAATCATAACTACATCGCTGGTGGGGTTGTGGCACATAATTGTCACCAATTGTTGAAGCCAGCACAGGAAGCCCTTTTGAAGAAATGTGAGGATACCCCTCCGCAGACGATTATCATTTTTGCAACTACGGAGCCTGACGCTTTGGGCAAGGCTCTGAGGAGCAGGTGTAAGATCATTACGATTAATCCGATGTCAAACAAGTCTATTTACGATAATCTTAACCGGGTTATCAAAGCGGAGGGTATCAAAATTGATGACAAAGACGTTATTAAGATCGCAAGAGCTTCTGACGGAAATACGCGTGTGTCATTACAAATTCTTGAAAATTATATGCTTAATGGCATGAATGCTGACAATGCAATTTCGATGTGCGGAGGCATGGGTGAGGAGCTGAAAGTCGACACGATCGAAATCTGCCGGATCATCGTTGGTAAGAGGCAGAATGAATGGGAAAAAGTAGCCGCTTTTTGCGCAAAGTACAAAGGACAGGGAGAATCTGCCCGTCAAGCTATTTTAGGTTATTTGCGCTCTTGTATTTTGAAAAGCACAACCATGAAAGATCGGATGCGGTTTGCCACACTGATCGAAGTGTTTTCTGCCCCGCACTATGACTGCTCAGACGCTGCACTTCCTATGCAGATTGCGTTTGCTCTTGAAGTGTGATATGGATACAAGTACGTCATCGCTTGAAGTTGCCGATGTAGTCGGCAACCTCATTGCACAGATTATTTATGACGCGATATACAATTCACATTCGGATATCGATGATATAAAGAAGTCTGTGAATGCTTCGTTGCAACTCAATCAGGAGGTATTGGAATCGCTGTACCATGTCAAAGAAAACAGATATCAGCGCATTGTACATGCCGGTAAAAGAGTTGAACATTTTATTGCGGGAGCATCGTATAAACCTTGTTGTAGATTTTATACACGAAACTGCTTGCGACGTTTTAGACGACCTGGGCGTGCTGAAACGGATAAACGAGTATGACTATAACGTGTGTAAGAAATTCAGTTATGCTAAATGGCATACGACTGTAAAAACCAACACGGCACAGTACCTGCCCATGCTGCCACATCATCTGTATGCTATGTTTTTAGTGTGCAGGAAAATGACCATTGAAGATAAAATTATAGTTATCGAAAATTTTGAACAGACAAGGATATGGAAAAATGTCTATTGAAGTAAAGATTGTTCATTTTATTAAAGTTATCATGCAGTCAAATAAGCGGAATGACAAGAGAAACTTCCTGAGTGCGTTTTCGCATGATGAAGATATAAAGTTGTTTCTTTCGTACATGTATAATCCATACATTACATTTGGAATCACAGGAAATCAGGCAATTACGCATAACTGCTCAGACTGCAAATGCACTGATATCTTTATGTTGTTTAGGATGCTTGCAGAGCGCAAGCTTACTGGAAATAATGCGCTGTCTGCCGTAAAGTATTATATCGAAACCGCGGCATCCGCGGTTGTCGCATTTCAGCCCGAATATGATCTTGCCTCTATTCGAAGTATCTTTGTGGATATTTTTAACCGTAATTTGAAGATCGGGATCGACAGTACGACTATCAATGAGGTGCTTACCGGCCTGATTCCGGAATTTAAGGTGGCCCTTGCATTCGATATCAATAAAAACGAAAAGTATAGAGATAGGATTTCCAAGGAAGAATATCTCATTTTGCGCAAGCTGGATGGCGTCCGCTGTATCACCGTCATTAAAGATCATGACATAAGATTTTTCTCGAGAATCGGTAACGAGTTTACTTCACTCGGCACTCTCAAGCGTGAGTTACAGAACTTTGCCAATTTCCACAGAGACTGCGTACTCGATGGCGAACTGTGCGTAATTGATGACGAGGGAAGAGAAAACTTTAAAGAAGCGGTATCGCAGATCAAGCGCAAAAATTATGATATGGAAAATGCGCATTATAAAGTCTTCGACTACCTGACTTACCCGGAGTTTATGGGGTGTGTTGAAAGCCCGAAGTATGAAGATAGACTGAACTTCATCAGGAAAAGATTCGAGGGCCTGTCTCCGTCCGTAAGCGTAGTCGGAGCGGTAAGATACACCCCGTATAACTTTACGAAGGCACAGTGCATTGTTGAAAAAAGAGGGTATGAAGGCCTGATTCTCAGGGCGAATCAGCCTTATCTGGCGGGGCGCACTTCCGATCTTTTGAAGGTCAAAAAGTTCGTGAGTGCGGAATACGTCATTGAAGATACGATTGCAACTGAAATGAACATGATGGACATGAATGGGCGCATGGTGCCTGTAAAATGCTTGGGGGCCTTTGTGATTCGCCACAAGGGTAATCCGGTATCAGTCGGCAGCGGGTTCACCGCCGAGCAGCGTATCGAGTTTTTGAAAAATGAAGAGAAGTACGTCGGAAGAACAATTACGGTTAAATATTTTGAAGAGACAACGGACGCGCATGGCGCTGCCAGTTTGCGCTTCCCCATTTTCGTCGGTTTCCGAGATACATTAATTTAGTAATTTTCCGTTTAGGGTACTTGTAAAGTTAAAAACGACTGCTATATTAGGTTAAACCACAACCAACACAAGGAGGCGGCAATGTCGAGTATTTGCACAAAAGAAGAATACGTACAGTACACAGAAAAGTACGTAAATGCGCTTGAGAAGAGCATGAAAGCAACGGCTGAGTATGAGATCGCCAAGCACAAAACACGCTTGAAACTCTACGCAAAGAAAGCAGCCGGGGAGAAGTATACGGAAGAGCAGATCAGAACGATGTCCATTGTGGAAAATGAGGAGCTGTACATCGAGTATATGAACGCTTCCTGTCGACTGGAAAAAGCACGTTCCGTGCTTGAATGTATGAAAAATATCTACAACAAGGAGGATAAGTGATGGGTAACGCGCAAACTTTTCTTGAAAGGCTGAGAGCCGAACGTGAACGGCGTCTTGCAAAAAACAAAGAAGCGGTCAGCGGGGAATCTCGGGAATTTCTCCTCACCGAAAATCTTCCGGAAGGGAATAAACTGTGGTGGCCTTCCGAAGATACGGAAGTCACGATGCACATTCTCCCCTTTATGGTGGGGAAGAAAGACAATATTGCGGAAGAGGAAGTCGGGCATTTCGCCATTGTGCGGAAAGTGAAAATCCATTTCCTCCCGAATCGGGCGGTAAAGGTGTGTCCGGAAACGTATGGGCATACTTGCCCGCTGTGTGAAAAGTATCGCTCGTATGCCAAAGACGAGCGTAGCAAGAAGGGCAGCCCGGCCACGAAGTACAAGGCAAAGGAACTCGCCCTTTTCAACGCGCTTTTCAAAGTTCCGGGCAAGGACGGAAAGAATCGTCTTGAGGTTCGGGTTGTGCGCGGAGGTGCTTTCGCCGGGTGGGAAAGCATCATGAAAGAGATCAAGGGCGAAGCTGCCATTAAGGCAAATGCACCTTATGCAGACAAGATTTACATGTTTGACGATCTTGTCGATGGATACTGGATGAATATCCGGTGTAATAAGGCTTCCATTGCTGGCGGGAGCGGCACTGGGGATGCGTCGTTCATGCAGTTTACCCGCGTGAATCTTTTGTGGAAAGAGAAGTCTTCTCCGATCCCCGAAGCCGTCATTCCCCGCATTGCGGATATCGACATGCTCATCCCTCCTCCGGCTACGGCCGATGAACTTAGGTCGGCCTTTGATATGAAGGATGCCAGCGCCACGGAAGCGGAGGAAGAGGAGTTCGAAAGCCTTGAACTTTCGAACGAGACGCTTGATGAGATTGACTGCGGCCCCAAAAAGAAGCCGGAGCCGGAGCCGGAAGCCGAAGAAATCGACGATCTCGAAGAGATGGAGGAAGAAGTGAAGGGAGAGGTTGAAGAGGAGCCCGAGCCCGAGCCTGAGCCGAAAAAGAAAGCGGAAGTCAAGCGCAAACCCGCCAAGAAGGTGGAGCCGGAACCGGAACCCGAGCCGGAGCCGGAAGTCGAAGAGGCCAAATCCGAAGATTCGGAAGAATCTGATGATAGTGACCCCTTTGGCGATGACGAGTTTGATTTGTAATCAATAACTTATAGGGGAGGTACTCCCTCCCCATTGAGGTTTGAGAATGGAGATCGGCTACAAACGTACGGTCAGAGTAAAAGCTTACGAATGTATTACGATGGAAGTCACCGCAGAGGTTGACGAATTCGATTTTACAGAGCTTAAGCAGAAACTCGACAAGGAAATCGAAGAACATGCCGCATACTTAAGGGCAAAAGACAGTGGCGTGTGCAATGACGATGACACAGAACCAGTTATTTACGAAGAATGAGACGACACAGAAAAGAGGTAGACGATATCTACCACGTTGAGCTTGATCTCAATCAAGTTAATCCCTCTATGACAGTGGATGACTTGAGGGAGGTTGCACTTCGTAATAACGTGTACCTAAAGTATAAGCGGGATTCGGGTCTTACCGACGAAGCTTGGGTGAGGGCTCTTTCCATCAAAAATGAAAGGGAGCGTGCATATTCGAACCTTACAACTATGGTTCCGAATACCATACTTAACAAGGCGCGAATCGTGTCGCTCTCAGTTAAAAAACTTGTTTCGACACTACATAACAGAGGATTGTAAATATGAAGAAAATCGAAGCTCCTGAAAATGCGGCAAAACTTCTCGTTGATGTTCGTGGTGTTCTTTATGGTGCCTTCTTTTGGGCGCGAAAAACTTACAATATGGAGAACACGAAAGAGTTTCACGGAGCTATTCTGTACAGATTCTTTCAGAAGCTGAAATATGCGCATTACTACGCAAATACGAATCGCATTTATTTCTGCCTCGATTCAAAAGAATCGAAACGCAAGGAACTTTACCCTGAGTACAAAGCGAATCGCATCAAAAATGAAGACCTGATTGCCTGCTTTCCGTTTTTTGAAAAATTACAGACTGTCATTCTCCCAAAAATGGGGTTCAACAATGTGGTGCAGTACGAGGGCCTCGAAGCTGATGACATCATTGCTTCTATCTGCATCAACGAAAAGAAGCTCCCTGTTGTAATTTACTCTGAGGATGCTGACCTGTATCAGTGTCTTAAAGGCAACGTCACGATCCTCAGCCCGAGCCGCTCATCTGATAAATTTCCGTCTTTGATGACGGTATTGAAGTTTCAGAAAATTTTTGAGCTCGATCCGTCCATGTGGGTTGAAGTGAAAGCTATTGCAGGGTGTGCGACAGACAATGTTAAACTCTTGAAGGGGATCGGTGAGACTACCGCTATCAAGTATCTGAAAGGCGAACTCAAGAGCGGGATGAAAAAGGCCCTGATCGACGTCAGTCCTGATGTTATCGCGTTTACAAGAAAGCTCGTTGAGCTGCCGTTCGGTGGCGAAGTTCTTGATATCAAGTATAAGCCCGATGACTTCAACAAGGAATACTTTGCAAAAGTGATCCAAGAATATGGTTTGGCTTCTATGGCCACTGATTCTTTTTGGAACGATTTCTTTGGGTGGGGTGCATAATGGTTTTTATCGGGATTGATCCGGGAAAAACAGGAAGCATTACCGTGCTGGACGAGAAGGAAGGCACGGTAAATATCACATCAATGCCTAAAACGATTGCAGAGATGCAAGACGTGTTTGATTCTATTTGCAGTAATCGGAATATGAATGAACTCTATGCCGTACTGGAACAGGTTCATTCTATGCCGGGGCAGGGGGTTGCTTCATGCTTTACGTTCGGTAAAGCCTATGGGTGGCTTCAAGCCATGCTTGCCGCACATCATATCAAGACGATCGAGATTACCCCCCAAAAATGGATGAAACTGATCGGTGCCTTGCCGAAAGACAAGCACGCCCGCAAAGTCGCAATTCAGGATTGGGTACAAAAACGGATCGGCAGGGCCTGCGGTCTTGGGGTTGCCGATGGGGTTGCACTTGCTATTTTATGTAAAGAGATTTGGAGGTTGAAATGAACTACGTCCCTAAACTTGGAAGATACATTGCAGAGCACGATATCGACCTTCGTCACACCGCAAAGCGTTTGCATATTTCGCTGAATGCGGCGCGGCGCTATGCCTATGAAACAGGCACAACACGGATGTTTGCTGCTATGGCTTGGGCTTATGCGCTGAATTGCACGCCTGAGGATTTGCTCGAAACAAAAGAAACTGGTGATGCGTTGCAGTGGAAAGACAAGAAATAACCTCCATTGAGCTTGTCAACATCCAAAAGCACAAGCACATCACATTGTCGCTTTCCGGTATCAATGTATTAGTCGGAGAGACGGAAAGCGGCAAAACGTCAATTTTACGCGGTATTCTGTGGAATATCCTCAACAATACGTCTGGCGAAAAGCTCCTCAATAATGACGGGGCAAAAGCTTGTTCCGTCACCATTACATGCGGTGACGATGTAGTGTCTCGAAACTGGAGTAAAACGGAAAACACTTACACGTTAAACGGCAAGAAGTTTTCCGCTATCAGAACGTCTGTTCCGGATGAAGTGAGTAAGCTGTATGCCGTCGATTCCGTAAACATACAGCGCAGACGCGACGTGCCGTTTATGGTGTACTATAAGGACACTGAGTGCGCTAAACAGTTTGGGGATATGCTGGACGTGTCGGAAATCGATCGAACGATCGGGGCCAGTAATGCCCATGTACGCGAACTTAAAACGGAATGTGACGCCCTGAGCGCCGCGGTATCAAGTGGTGAAAAGGAGCTTGAAGAGCTTTCGTTTATCGATGAAGCTGCTGAATCGTTTTCTGCAATCAAAGAATTAGTAGTGTCTGCTGATTCTGAGGAAAGAAAACAGGAACGTTTTGGGGTTTTATCCGAGAAACTCACGCAAGCCGCCGAGTACACAAACAAGTACATCGCGCTTGGTGACGCACTTAAACAGTTTACTGCGCTTGACAAGTTCAGCGAAGATATCACTCATATTCAGGATAAGTTGGAAGCTTACACACTTCTACATACTTCTCTAATGAGTACGGAGAAGCTGTTTGATAAGTACACTAAGTATGATGAAGCTTATCATCTATTAATGTACTTTAATAATGATGCATCTGTACTTAGGGAAATTATTGCAGGGGGCAAAGAGCTTTCTGATCTGAGAAAGGAGTTTGCATCTTTAGATTGCTCTAAATTTGAAAATTTAGATGAAGCCGTCAAACAACTGAATCAGATCACCAACTCTGCCGAAGAGATCGGTACCCTTGAAAATAAGGTTCATTCTCTATTTTCACTTTCAATAGCCTACACACAAGCACAGACAGACAAAACGAAAAAAGAAGATCGGTACACTACTCTTGAACGGAAATTCAAGTCAGAAATGCCGAAAGTATGCCCGCTGTGTAATCAACCGATAGGGACGCATGAATGAAAATACTTGCCGTAGCGGATATGCACTTGACAGAGCACAGGCCGGTATGCCGCTCTGAAAATGAAAACTGGATTCAAGTAATTGATGAAAAATTCAATCAAATCAGAGACATGGCAGAAGGATTCTGCGCAGATCAAATCGTCATAGCAGGTGATGTTTTTGACGTTCCGGCAAGAAATACAAACTGGTTCATGTGTCAGTGCATTACATGGTTTGATATGCTGAAAACCGTTTGCCCGGTGAATGCAATTCCCGGAAATCATGATTTGATTATGGGGGATCAGGACAGCATTTACAGTACAAGCTTCGGCATACTCGAACAGGCAGGATGCATCTCTATCCCTGAGAATATAGGGATTATCCCTTACGGAGAAACTAGAATTCAAGGGGAAACTAAGGCAGTTGTTGCCCATCAGGGACTATGGCTGAAAGAAAAACCGTTTGAAGGGGCTTCTGACAGCGGAAATGTGCACACTTGGGTGAAAGAGCATTTGCCGGAAGAGTGCAGACTTCTGATTACAGGACATTTTCACGTTCCGTTCTGTTGCAAGTCTGGAAACACTGCGGTTATCAACTGCGGAAGCATGTTCCGTTTAAGGGCCGATCAGGTAGACTACCAGCCCGGAATGTGGTTGATTGATTACGATCAAAAGTCAGATTCCGTAAAAGTAAAACGAATGCCGTTTATCCTCACAAACCAAATCAGGAGAGACTACATTGAAGAAGAAGCAGAAGAAAAAAAGAGACTTGAATCTCTGGTGGGTTCTGTTGAAGGAGACTTTGAATTGTCGCTCAATTTCAAAGATAACTTTTACAACCTCACGTCTGAAATTGACAATCGAGAAGAAATAATCAAAGAGTTTGAAAGGTGTACTAAATGAATGTAGCGGAAGAACTTTGTGAACTCAAACGCGCGTTGGAAGTCGCAAAAGAGAATCGTGATCGTGCTCAAGGAAAACTTGAAGTGTTGCACAAGCAGCTTGAAGAGTATGGATTCACTTCCATTGAAGAACTTCAAAACGCCATCTCTGAGTTGAAATTGTCATACGAAAAGAAGAAAGTTGAGATTCAGGAGAAGATCAATGATTTCAAAAGAAAATATGGGGATATGCTCAACGATTGAGCAGTCACTACAAAATAAGATTGCATATAAAAATGTAATCACTAAACAGTTGAATGACAAGAGAGCTCAATACACTAAGCTGAAGCATGAATTGGAAGTTGCGACAAGTACTCAAGCGCTGATTCAGGAGGCCGCACAACTTACACTATCCAGCATTTCGGTCAAGATAGACACCATCGTAACTAAGGTTATTCAGACGGTGTTTTCGAAGCCGTATAAATTCCATTTGGAGTTCAGAATCCTGTATGGGAAACTCGCTACGGATATGTATCTTGAGAGAGACGGAAAGCGCTATGATCCGAAGTCAGATAACGGTGACGGTATGGTGGATATCGTAGCGCTGGCACTGAGGGTTGCAGTAATCTGCCTGGATAAGCGAAACTTGAGAAGGATTCTTATTCTTGATGAGCCTTGCGGAGCACTGTCCGTAAACTTCCAAGAGTACCTTGGAAAGATGTTGGAGTATTTTAGAGAAAAATTGAACTTTCAAATTTTTATGATTGCGGCACATGGTTCAAATTTGAATATCGAATCCGCAAAATATTTTGATGTTCAGAATTTCATTGAGAATGGAGAATACTAATAAAGGGGGCCAAGTGGCCCCCTTTATCATTACACGCCGGTAACGAAAAACTTACGTGTAAACTTATCATAAGTAATCACGTAAGTCACGCCAGCGGTCAGAGAAGTAGCGGTAAGCTGCGCCCCCGTAACTCCCGAATATAGCGGAGCGGAAGAACCGCAACACGTAACGAGAAACACAAGGTCCGATGCCGTAGGGCTGACGATCGGGATATTAACCCGGAAGAGCTCATTCCGGCACAGATTGCACATTTTTGCATTGATTCCAACGTTCATAGACGTATCGGAAACGGAAACCGAAGCCTTGTATACCCAATTACCGTTGCAGTCTCGATACTCATTACTGCAAAGACAGTTGCAAGCCATAGTATCACCTCCTTCCATTGAGGATGGGATTAATTGCAACCGCAACCGCACGAGGGATACGACTTCACACCACAGCCTGTAACGATGCTGTTAAGAGTGTTGTTGACCTGCGAAAGCTGATTGTTGGTCTGGCATCCAACAGCGTTGACGATCGCCTGAGTGCGGAGAGCCTGAATCTCATTCGCCTGATCGGTGATCTTCTGCTGATTGATAGCGGCAAACCCTTCACGGATAAGCTGCGCATTCGCATTGGTCTGCTGAGCGATGAAGTTGAGTCCGGCGCGATTCTCACCAGTATACTCGCCTTGCTGGAAACAGGTCTGACATCCGCCGCCTTGCATCGCATTGCCACAGCCTCCAAATCCATTGCCGAAAGCGTTGTTTTTGCCAACAAGATAGCCGCCGATACCACCGATCACAGCGCCCCAAAGCGGCCCCCAACCGTTACCCGTGTTGTTTGTGACTGTTTCGTACATAATCCGTACTCCTTATTGCGCTTTATTACTATCTGAATCAGAGCTTGCGCCAGCTTCCGATTCAGCCCACGGCGGCTTACCGCCGACCGTGGTACGTTCAACTTTAGGCATCCCATTAGTTTCTTCCGGTTCTTCCGGGATAAGTCCGGCAGCTTTCGCTTTCGGAATGAATCTTTCAGCCACGTTGTCAGACAGAACTTTCAGCTTTTCGACAGTGGTATCCTTCCATCCCCTGTTCTTTCTGAACGAAATACATACGTCCATAAGGGAGTAGCCGGAAAGACTGGCGGCGGCAATTTCAGATTCCCAATCCGCAAACCCAAGAGCAAGTCCCCCCTGATAATACCTGTCAAACATGGCCTGCTGTTCTGCTGCTTTATTGACAAGTCCGGGGCCATTGTTGACGGTATCGATAAATGTGTTGAAAGATTTGATAACATGATCTGCCGGTTGTCTGAATATGGATTCAATCTTAGCTTTTGTGCTAGGATTATTCATAATGAAAGGCATAATCAAATCTTGAAGATTCATTACTCTTCCTCCATGAGATCATGCGCAAAACTGGAAGTCTGGAATTCCATAGCTTCGTAGATCACTTCGGCGAAAGTAACCCAATCACCGGTGACAACGGCTCTACGGATGGCATGAGCGATTTCGTCTTTCACTTGATCTTCCGTTTTCGGTTTGAAATCGAGGCAGAACACGTTTCTCAAGTTTTCACGGGCCTTATCGTGCATTTCTTCAATGTATTCGGATGCCTTGTCGCACATGTGAGAATACGACCGCATATGATGCTTAGCGATCAGTTCAATATCCGCGCAGTGGAGTTCGACCTCTTTTCCGTCATGCAGCTTAAATTTCACGAGTTCCATATGACCACCTCAAAATATTACATCTAACGAGTGAATTCCCGTTGACTGGTGATACATTATTGCAATCGTAATTGTAATGCAAAATAAAAAGAACATGACTATTGAAAATATCAATAGTCATGTTTAAAGGAATTTAAAATCGAGAGAATGTCTCGAAAAGCTGTTTTATCGAATTTTAGAGACTTGTCCGGGTATACCTCATGGCGCAACCACAGCCTCCTGCGGCAATGATTGCATACTTGATTTGCGTTCATCTCCTCTTTTGGGAAGTATTTACCGCAACCACCTTTGCAGCGTACTCCCTTGTTACACTCCTCTTTGTGTCTTGCTTGTTTAAAGATGTAATCATGTAAGCATACCAGTGTAGCGTAATCATAATGGTAAATAGGTCTACCGAACGCGGTCTTAGTTGTGAACACCGGATCGATCTCAAGTTTCGAAAGCAGCCACCTAAGCGTTTTATCCGGCAATCCGGTTATTTTCATAAGCTGTTTTCGGGTATAAGTTTCCATGTAAAATGACCTAAAATCGTGTCACTGTGATGTCACAGTGACATCATTGTGATGTCACAGTGACATTAATTTCGACTTCTAGACAGAGTTTGCCGCGCGTTGTCGTATGCACGTTTGGCATTATCTGCGGTGGTTTGCATTTCTTTCATCTGTGACGTGAACTCGGAAAGT